CCTTTTTTTGCTATAAAAATATTACCGTAAGATCCTATAGTATTCCCAATCTCAAATATATGGTCGTTAGTATTAATGACTGTATTTGACGCTAAATTCCCCCCAAACCCTACCACACTACCTACCTTTACAAGGCCGTTGGTGAAGGTGAGGGTGTCGGTTTTTAGTGCAGCCAATTCAACACTATCAACATCTTGTGTATAGCCATAAGCTACTCCATGATACGTGTACCATCTATGGGTTATTGGATTGTAATATCTGGTAAATGTTGTAACAGGCCCTACAGTACAACACGGTGTTTGCGCCATTGCCGGCAATGAACACCCGGCCATTAAGGTGATTGCAGCAAGTAAAAGGTTGATTAGTTTTTTCATATTTCTTTAAGTTGTAGGCTGTACGCCTGATATAAGCACATACCCACTTGTTACCACGCCATAAGCCCATGTTATTGATGTAATACCACTGGCCGGGTTGCCTGGCGTAACGTATGTATAGTCCGGCGCTGTCCCGTTATCCTGTGCAAAACCACCAACGCCATCTGCAACAAATATCTGAACGTATGGTGTATTACCATACGTAGGGTAATAAGTGGCCTGGTATCCAGCCAATAAAATAACGGTTTGATTATTAAATGGAATAATTGCACTATTAACCTTTGACCCGCCTCCCGAAATAATTATAGTTGTACCTGGAATAATAACTGAAGGATCAATTGTATAATTTGAATTAAACCCGGCCAATGTTTTAAGAAGACAATTGTACAGGGTGTTGGTATCCGTATCAACTACGTTGGCGTTGATTTGGAAAGTAAGGCACCTGATAATTCTTTTTAAAGCGGTAATGTTTTTTATCCCAGGCGCGCATTGCCCGTTCTTTTGTAGTATCAGGTTAATCCCCGATTGCTGAATGGCATAAACCTTAGCACTATTAACGTCCGCAGTAATTTGTCCGATAGTAGCCATATTAAGGAGTGGTTAATAATTGGTAAGCGGCATTAATGTTATTTTGATAGTCTGCGGCACCCCCCGTAGGTAACGCAAATTCAACCCCTACAACGTACTTTGTATCCACATCGGCCATATCTATGCGCTGCATATCCCGGCACCCGCAGGCGTTCTTATTCGCGGAAATGTAAGCTAATTGGAAGTACCTGACAAACCCATACTTCTGTGTTAATGTCAACGTTAGCAGTATTCCTGCCGATACCGCACTAAACTCTATGCTTATATACGGATTTGTGCCAACAGGAACAGTATAGGTAGCCACATAAACGCCGGTAGCCATTGCAATGGTTGTAATTGGATTGCCTAAATAATCCGTAAGTATAAAACTCTTTACGAACTGGCTTTCTGTATAGCCCGATGAGTTTCCTACCCAATTACTCAAATCCGTTATGGTGACAGTTTTACCATCTCCTGATTGAGTTGCTGAAAATGCTAACGCTAATACTGCCATAACTTAATTTTTGATAAATATAAGTAAAAAAAAATATTATTTATTTTCATGCTCTTTTTTTATTGTCGTTTCAATAGCATTCGCATTAGCTTTTATTGATTTAGCTTTCTTAGCATCATTTCCATGTGGCGACATTAATTGTGGAGCGGCAATATTCAATATTGATTTTAAAAACCTACCAGATTCATAGTCTTTCTGGTTGTAATCATCATCCAGCGATCCGCTTATTGGATTAGCCATTTCAAACATGGGATTAATACCAAATAAACCCTGGGCAAGATTCTCCGGCATCTGCAATCCCGCAGGTGCTGTTTTTGACTTACGCAGGAATGATGGCTCTACCTGTCCCCTGAAGTTATGTATGCGGCTTAAATAAGGTGCATCTCCGGTAGTTCCGGTAAATGGTATGGAAACCAACGGGGAAGCCGTGTACTGGCTTAAATAGGTGTTTACAGCTTGTATTTCTGAAGATTCAATAACCTGGCCAATATTACCACCAAGTTTAGCAGTTTCATATCCTTTATATGCCCCAACAGCTTTTAACCCGCGATCTGCAACAATATTGGTAAACCCTATACTGAAATCATCCCAACTATTTGTGCGCTTGTTGTAATAAAACTTTTTAATGAAAGCATCTTTTTTCCATTCTTCAGGAATGGGTACTTTTAACAGTTTTGCATGCGGATCGTCTGATGGCCACTTGCCGGTTACTTCTTTATGGATAAGCATCCAGTAGCCGATAAGCCCCAAAATACCACCTGTCATTATTTGCGCCAGCTTGTAATAAATAAACTTCCCGGCTTTTCCTGGATCATCAAATCCGCCGCCTCCTTTACTAAAAGGATTATCAATTGGCATCTGTGTCATCATAAGCAAGTTCTTTAACCCAGCGCGATAATATGCCCTGGAGAATGTAGCAAACGGCGCAATCCCATTTTCTTTAATAAACTTCTCTAACTTACCCTGCAATGACGATGTGTATTGTCCCATATCGGCAAGCATTTTAACGTACTGTTCAGGAGTGGCGTTCGGATTCATTGCCCGTACCAGCCGAAACATTGTTACCCTGGCTTTCAGGTCTATCCCGTTCTTACCGTAAAGCAATGGAGAAAAGTCAAGAAATTTACCCTTGTTAAATACCTTTTTGAAATTACCGGCAAGCAGGTCCTTCCATGGTAAAGGAAATTGTGTCGGTTCAACTCCCATTGATTTTGCAAACTCATGGCTATAGGTATGTGTCCAGGTCTTTTCAGGAATTAAACCCATTGCAGCCATTTGCTGAACGTCCTGTGCAAATTCATCTGAAGATGGACTGGTAAATAAAACTTTACCCATGGCTCCGAATATTTTAACAATAGGGTTATTCAGCACTAATCCGGCTGCATGACCTAATATGCCATTCTGATAAGCCCATTCCTGCATATAAGGCATTGAGTTGATAATCCCCGATAATAAGCGGTATGAGTGACCTACGGCCTCCGCAGGGCCACCCAGCATAAAGTTAACCGTGGCGTTCAATATATGCCCGAACGCGGTATAATGGTCGTGATCTGAAATATCGCCCTCTATTATCGGTTTAATTTCCTGATACAGCCAATTAGGCACAAGCACATATCTTGTTGGTGTATGAATTATCTGGTTGTTTGTAATAATGGTCCTGGCATCCGCTACAGGTACTTTGGTAGCTTCGTAGGTTACGCCATTGATTGAAATATATTTGTCGCTGCTATCGCCGGAAACATGCGCTACTAACCCAGCATCATACAATGCCCTGATTGCGGCAGCTTTATTATTGGTTTTAAATGACGCTGATAGCTTCTTAGCCAGCGCTGATATTTCTGAACTATACAAATCAGCGCTCCCTTTTGTAAAATGGTTATTTATATTGGCGGGCTCATTGTATTTTGTCTTTGCAGGCATAACAACCTTATGTGCATCCTTTCCAACAGGTGACAATGGATAATAAGTATCAAGCGGCCCCAGCGCATCGCTGAATATACCCTCATTGGTAACGTGACTTTCCCTGAATGGTTTTTCGATTAATTGCTTGTATTGCTGTAAGGATTCCTGATATTTTGGATTAACAAACGATAAATTACCGGTACCATCCGGCTGCGTCATTTCATCAAACGTTTTCCCGTTGGATAACTTACCAAAGAAAGAAACGTTGTCAGCTGCATTATCAAACATCTGGCCAAGGTAATCCCGCGCATCGTCATATTCCTGATTATCCAATAATGCCAGTATGCTCTGCGCGGGGTTCTCGTCATCATCGTAGCCTTCCAGGTCTTTTATGATAGAATAAACTGCGGATGATTTGCCAGCGTCAAACAAGTCAGATAATTCAGTATCATCCATCGCCCTGATATCCCTTGCAAAGTTTTGCCACCGTTCCCGTGTACCGCGTAGCCTGCTTTCCATCAATGCTTCGCGCAATACTTTATAACCATCTTCGCCGATCAGTTTATTTATTTTATCATTGGATAGTTTAATATTAACATTAGCTTCTGATTTTGAAGCAGCAAAATGAAGCATAGCGCGGAATGCCGTCATATCGGTCATATCTTTGCCATAGAATTTAAGTTGCTCAAGGTTACGCACATGAACATCTTTTAACTTGCCCCATAGGCTATAATTCTTTTTAACACCATCTGGTTCATCCGGGCTTTCTGATTCCGGCGCATCGATCAACTCCATTGGTATCTTTTCCTTTTTGGGTATCCGACGATTTGGCTCACCATCTTCCCCCCCGGTAGTTACGGGCGGAGTAACCGGAGGTTTTGGCGGAGGAATAGCGCCGCTTAAATCTGAACTCAACACACCATCCGGGTCCGCAGCCATTACTGCGGCCACTTCGATGTATTTATGCAATTGCTTTTTGCTTAGGCCAATCAAAGGCAATTTTGCAAATGTTTTTTCATCCGGCGAACTGGCTTTTATTTTTGACTGCAATTCTATGGCCGCTTTCACCAGGTTGGCTTCAGTATCAGTATCGTTGGTATCCGGCGCAGTATGCCTTTGAGGAATAGTAGTTTTTGCCAGCATTTCATTAATACTCTGCTCAAAGTCGCTTGCCTGTGCAGTATCGCCGCCCCTATCAATGATATACTTTACTGCTATTCTAACTGCCTTCTGTGTACTGTTGGTTGCTTTAACCACGTTCTTCAGTATATCAATTGCCCCGTTCCATACAGCCGGAGGTATTGGTACAAGCAACCCCATCATTTGACCACCAGGTTTAGCCTTTAGCTTATCCATAGCGTCCAGTATCGGCTTAACGTTGCTTTGGTCTAATATTTCATCAATGGCAGGAAGCCGCTCATTTTCGCTTTTTTCTTTTTCAACCCCTTCTTCAATCATTAACCCTTTTAAAGTTTCAGACCGTACTTCAAGTTCTTTTAAATGGGTATCGTCGAATTTTTGATCAATATCATGACCAAGTTGCTCGATATTATTTGTGTTTTGGGATATAAGCGCTTTTGTCTTACCAGGCTTTTCAATAACATCTTCCAATTTTGAACGTAGTGACGATAACAAGCCAACACCCTTACCACTCGGAACGGCTATACCTTTGCCTGTATAATAAGGATCTTTTATTCCGAGATCCAGTATGGTATATTCAAGTACCGAACCGCCTAATCCCTCATGTAATGACAGTTGAACAGGGACACCGTTTATCTTTATTTCACCAGTGGAATATTTGGTAGGACTTTCCTCATACTTTTTATTCAGCCGGTCTAAATAACCATCAACAGCAGCAGGGAACTTTTCGGTAGCTTCCGGCTGGCCACTAACCTCTACTTTCAATATTTCTCCATCAGGGAATGATTTTTCTACTTTGGCTGCATTAAACTCGTCCTTATTTAAAGCGGCTTTATTGCGGTTCAAATTAGACTGCGCTGATTGTAAGTCGCGTTTCGCCTGGATAACCCTGCCAAAGAAAATATCCTTTTTAGTTTTTTCTCTTTTTATGTTAGCGTCTGTTTTTATTTTTTCAATGGCATATTTGCTCCCGGATAGCCTGGCCATCATTTCATCAAAGGTCGGCACATCTTCGCCGGCCGCATCATCAATAACGCGCTCAACTGTCCCGGTAGTCATAAGTTGCTTGATGAACTTCTCTTTATTCATCAGAACATTATATGCCATCGCATCTGCGGTGCCTTCCATGCCGTTGTTTGAAACCTCAACTATTTTATTTTCATTACCAGGCCTTAAAATACGTCCCTCCCTCTGAACCATATCCGAAGGACGGTTGGGAACGTCAAGATGATGTTCGGCGACTAAGTGTTTTTGAGCATTTACACCTACTCCCATTTTTTCGGTACTCCCAAACACTACACGTACCAACCCCTCGTTTACCGCTTCAAACAATGCTTGTTTACGTTCCTGTTTATCATATTTAGGGTCGGTAGCAATAGCTATCTCATTTTCAGGAATCCCGGCAGCGATTAACTTCTTCTTCATATCCTCAAAAAGATGAAACTGTTTTTTACCGTATGCCGGATTTAAAAACTCCTCATTTTCATCAAGATATTGCCGTTCGCCTGTCATGCTATTTTGACGATCTGAAAATATCATCTGCGTACCTTTAATAGCTTTGGTATCTGCGTGTTTCTTTACAATTACCTTAATAAGATTATTAACCTTACTGTCGGGATGGTCCTGCGCCTCCGGGTTGTACATACGCGGATCAATACTGGCAACCTTAGCGTGCCCATAAAGCACCACCGGGATACTTCTGTTCCGGCCTAACCGTTTTTCTTGCGAAGATAGATTGCCCCAGGCTTTTAATTGCCTTACGATGCTATCTAAAATTTCCTTTACTGGCGGTGTAAGCGGGATTATGTTTTTAGTCTTCTCGCCGTTTAACAATTTAGGAACAGAACCACTGTCGGTTATTTCCTTAACATCATCTTTTAAAACCACATGAGCAATCGACCTGAAGGCGGTCAATAGTTCAGGAGCATTCTTAAAGCTACGGAACCTGTTTACGTTTTTAAAAGAACCGGTAGCATTAAATTCAATATCATTTGCTATAACGCCAAATGTATTTACAAACTGGTCAAAATGCGTTATGCCTAATCGCTCAACTAATTCCGGCCTGATAAACCGCATCCATGTCCATACTTCGGCCATGGTATTGGTGATCGGGGTACCGGTGAAGAAGTTTACATTTTTACCGCCTGTCTTTTCCTGAATATGCCGGGTTTTAAGATAAAGCGATTGAGCCCTCTTTGATGCTGTCTGGTCAATTCCCTTTATGTTTTGTAGCGAAGTGGTTAGGCCAAGTTTTTTGTAGGCATGGCAATTTGATACTAAGATGCCAGCGGCGAAGTAATTATGGTTGTCGGCAACTGTAAGGTCATAAACTCGGTCACTTGGCGAATTACTAAATCCAAATCCTGCGTCACTTGCTCGTTCGTAAACCTCAATACCTTCCACCCTAACGCATTCAAAATTTCCGTTTTCCGCCTGTCCAAAAACTTCCATTTCTTCAACCTGTGTGTTTTCCCGTCTACCTCTATAGCTATCATCAGATCGGGCATACCAATATCCACCTTGTAATGATTTGGCAACGATGGGAATTGTCCCCATACAGGCCTCGTCGCTATCCCCCACTCCATATTGTCCTCCGGCAATCCCAATGCTTTGCATAGGGTAATTTGCTGCGGGGTTAAAGTCCCATTGCCTCCCCTTGACAAAAATGTTTTCCCCTGCATACTGGCTTTCATTTTTGCTACAGATTTCGGGTTGCTCATTGGATTGTTTAATTTCATTCTGGCTGACGAACTTGGACTTGGTATCCCCAAAGACTTTTTCCCCAACCAAATTCCGTGAAGTCTCTTTTGCTCTTGAATATGTGGCAAACTGTTCCGATACTTCGCTGCACAATGTCCCGAACAAAATCTTTTCGACCGTACTTTTACTGGATTTATTTTGCACCATTCGCATATCGGCATTGGATTCAGATTTCTCCCTGTTGGATTGTCCTGTGTGACTTGGGTTGCTTTGTATAGAGACGCACATCTCGTGCTGCAAAATACATACTTCTCCTTTTTGACCGGGACTTTCTGACACCACCTGCAAAGTGGTAAATATAATTCTGTCGTTATTGGTGAGGTCTTTTGCTCGGATGTATCCATTTTCGGTTAATATATGGTGGTTGGACGTACATACAAAAGTACCGTATTTATGCCTCACTTTCAACATTTTATTTACAATTGGTTTCCTCAGCCAATTGGTTATTCTTTTTGTCTCATACGTCCCCGATAATACATTATAGCTTAATACTTGCAAGTCTAATTTTTGCTCAACTATCAGCCCTATTGGTAACCAACCTTTGGTTGTTAAGACCGGGGTTTCGTAAGGGAAACACTCGTCTAAGATTAAGTTATCAATCCCCATGTCCTCAAAATGCAAGGCCGACCTATCAGTATGACGATTTAGCAACCTTTCCATTTTAGCTTCTGTACTCAAAGCCTTTTTAGCCTCATTCTTTACATTTTTACCCTTCTTTTCAATATACTCACCCTTTGCGTTCATTTTAAGCGCATCCGGATCATCCACCAGGCGCATCTCGTGATCAAGGTCACGTAGCTTGCTTTCGATAGCTTTTTTATCGGCGCCATTATCAGCCTCGTCGATGGATTTTTGAAGATTATCTATTTTTTCCTGAATATATGCCTTGCGCCGCTCCGGCTTATCAGGGATCATATCAAATTGAGAATGCGGCATGATGATAGCATCCCAATCCTGCGTAGAAATTTTCGCATAAAGTTTAGCCCTGTTCTCTGCGGAGAAATCTGCTTCGGATGGCGCCAGTATTTTAGCCGTAGGATACATTCTGCGGAAACTGGTAACATATTGCCCCAGCGTTGCTTTCTGTACCACCACCATCGTCTTTTTAGCCAATCCAAGCCTTTTAGCTTCCATGGCCAGGATGTGCTGCACGAAGCTCTTACCGAAGCCAACCTCTTGCGCTCCGAGCGTACTTTCAGCAAGCCCCCTGGCTACTGATCTCTTTTGCTCATCGTATAAACTGATTGTTTTAGACTGCCCCGGATAATAATCAATATTAGGTGTCTGCCAATTTCGCTCAACAAAATTGTTGTAGATTTTATTATATATCGGTTCGGTAATATCCTGTGCCTCTTTATTTGACCGCATGAAAGTCACAAACTCATCCTCGATCTGCGCTTGCCTTTCCCTTGCTTCTTCAGTTGCATGAGCATCAATACCACCGCCGTCTGCTTTTGGCATACTAACGGTTGTCTGAATGTTATTTAAAGCGTTTTCTAACAGCCGTACACCATCAACACCACCACCTGCATAGGTGGTTCTATTCCTTGAATCATGCAGGCCATAACTTGAAGCAATATCCCATTTAGCAAGGGCCTCTTTATATTTTATTGTTGAATCAACTCCTAAAAGTGATTTAACAAAATCTTCATAAATAGCAGGGGGAACCCAGGTTGAACCAAGTGAATATTGAATAAGTGATGCTGGTATATCTTTTGGAATAACTTTTTCAAGTTCAGCTACGTTCCTATTAAACTTTTCATCAGTTTCAACAGCCGCTTTAGCCTGATCCAGTTTGTCACGCACATAGCCAGACAAGTATTCTTCCGGGCTTTCCAATAAACCTGTATTCGGATTTTCAAAGGCAAGGTTTTCGTTTATTAACGTATTTTTAACATCAGCTACCGGCTGACCTAACAGTTTTGAAATATAATTCAGGTCAAGGCCGTTTCTGTAATTAAATGAAATATTTATAGCATCCTTAATATTTTCTGCTGCATCCGGTTCGGTACGGGGAAAGTTTATCCGCTTTTTAAATAATGCTGATTTTTTTATTTCGGTAACTTTTTTACCACCTCCCTTACCATCATCTACAAATTTATCCTTTGCTTCCTCTAACGATTGAACCAAAGGATAGTCAACGTCATCTTCAAGAAACTTTATTGCCCTATTTTTATGCAGGGCTTTATTCTTTTCAACAAAAGCATCGTATTCTTTATTTAATTCTTTTCGGAGGGCCTCAATATTAGCTTCTGCATTTACCGGAGATAATTCCTGCTTGATCAATTCAAGCAACGTGGTTTTAAGTGCGATATATGCTTTGGCTATTTTTACCTCGGCAGGCTTTTCATTATACTTAGCTACTCCCTCACCATCCCTCACCATATAAATCTTACCGCCCTTTTCAAACATGCTGCCCTCTTTTTTGTCAATGGCCTCTACAGTTTCCTCAACAGGCTTTTCAACCTGTGCTGATTGTTCCTGCTGCATAATATCAGATGGGAAAGACTTGATAGCTTTATTTAAGTTTGAGATAACGTTGTACCCCGATGGCGCATGTAACGTGGCATCCTTACCTCCATATAAGCCGCCTGATCCAGCTTCATCGGCTGTCATCATCTTACCAAGCATATTTTCAGGATGCTGATGATAATATTCATTTACATTTATAGGTACCTGGTTGCCCTCTTTATCAAAATGCTTTTCTTCTATTGGATAGGTGTACCTAAACTCATTCTCCAGTGGATTAATTTTATTATTATCCCGTTTACGGAATACTACAATATCAGTCGTAACCTGTGTGCCTGCGTTCTCTGAAAATGCGTTATTTGGTAGCCTCACAGCCCCCACAAGCACGCTATTGCCACCGTCCGGGCTTGACATCCATTCGCGGAATTTTGGGTCGCCATCAAGCGTGCTTTTCGATGTGATAACCATTGCAACACCGCCAGGCTTTAACAACCGCATACTTTTACCGATAAAGTAATTGTGCATGTTGAATTTGGAGATGTCAGGATAGTTTTTATCGAATGGCGCTTTCTGTGCAAATGGCACATTACCGATAACAAGGTCCTGGCTATTGGGCTGCACGTTTGATTTTTCAAAACCTGACACGGTTATCTTAGCTTCCGGGTAAAGTTTTTTAAGCATACGCCCGGTGATACTGTCGAGCTCATAGCCGGTTAGCTTTGTGCTGTCACGCAGGTCTTTCGGCATCAGGCCAAAGAAGTTTCCTATACCGGCAGATGTTTCCAGCGTATTCCCACCTTTAAAGCCCAACTGCTTTGCCAGTTCCCACATTTTATTGATAACCTGGCGTTCGGTATAGTTCGCGTTGATAGTTGAGTTTTTAGCCGCATTCAATTCATCATTGGTAAACAATGAGCTAACCAATGATTTGCGCACTTCATCTATACCGATTGGATAACCTGAATTATTTAGCTTATTCTTTATCTCATTGGCAAGTTCGCTGAATGAGGAATAAGAAGGTGCGTTAATGGGCCCGTCTTTTGAAAAGTCCAAAATTTTATTATCCCACCGGTTAAGGCGCACCACTTCGCGCTTCCCGGCTATGGCCGCATTTACAGCCTGCTCATTGGAGTATTCACCGCCTTTAAGGTATTCAGCCAAGCCCCCCCACCCGACAAATTGTGCCAGTACCTTCTTTTCTTCCGGGGATGGGTTACGGTCTTCACTTTCCAGTTTTTTAAGCAGGAAAATGGCATCCATGTTTTTGTTGAACTTTTCAATAGGGGAGCCTTCACCTATTTCATCATCCTGCCGGATATAGTGATTTTGATCTTCAGGCTTTAAACTACGCTTTTCAGTATTTTTTGGTACTCCTGATCCGGCATTTTTGGAACGTCCTCCCTGTCTGTCAGGTCCACTTCCGGTGCCAGCAGGGCTTCCGTTATCATCGCTTCCACCTGGTCGTACTTCAGGGACGGTTTGTTTTCCATGATCTGCATTTCCATTTTCACCGCTGTTGTTGTCAGGTCGTCCAGGTACTTCTTCAGTTTGTTTTCCTGGTACAGCATTTGCAGCCTTTCCGGGTAATTGTCCCGCAGGAATTGAAGGTGTATTTCCTTCCACTCGCTGTCGTTCATTGTCTGTTCCATTTTCTTTCTTGGTTATATAATCCTCAAATTTTGCTTTACGTACTTCTTTGAGGTTGGTCATGGCCTCTATTTCTTCATCGGTAGCATCTGCGCTGGTGGCAAATGCTCCGTATGCGGCTTTTAATCCATCAAAAACTTCGCCAGCTTTTTCACCGAGATCTTCGTACAGGTCTTTAACTATCTCTCCAAAGTCGTGTATGCCTATTTTAGCGTAGATGGCCAGTAGTTTGATACCTTTCTCAATGGTTTCTGGATTAATGCCGGACATGGCCTTATTGAAGGTGTCCATAAAGGCTTTCTTTGCCTTTTTAAGCTCATCTTCGTATTGGGCACGCTTGGACTGCTTTTCGGACTTCGGTTCTTCTTTTGGCTGCTCCGGTTCAGGAGCCTTTTCATCGGTAGTTTTAAAATCATCCTCGCGTGGCTGTAATCCAACCGTTACGCCTTGCCGGGTCGGGATGATATTTACTTTTTCCTGACTGAATATGCCATTACCCTCATCTTTAGCGCGAACACCATGCTCATTTTCGTACAAATCCTTTCCTGCGGCATTTGTACCGACATGGGTATAAGGTGTGCGGTCTTTACCAAGCGTAATAACAGAGGGCGATTCTTTTGATGGTTGCGGTAACCCGGCATTAGCCAGTTCTTTGTCAACTTCATCAATAGATGCGTCTATTTCATTAATGACCCCTGCTGACTTGGCACTTCCTCTTGTTGTAGCCTTTGCTTTTCCAACTGTAACTGTCGCTTTAGCGATAACAGCTTCAGTATTTTCGGTATCGGTGTTTTCACCTTCGGGTTTGATTGTTCCTCGTGGGGATTTAAGGCCAGATTCATAAGATTGATCTATTTTTGCCTGCAACTCTGCTGGCGTTAGTTTTGATAAATTACGTTTATATGCTTCAATAGCATCTTCTTTGGTTTTTCCTTTTCCTAAAGATAGTCCGGTAGAACCCTCTGTGACACCATATCCGTCAGTACCATGAAGTTTATGAGTAAAAACATCTAATTTATAGTTGTTTTTTAAATTCAATGGTTCACCCTCTACCTGAACATATTCAGGTTTTTCGGCAGTCCCCATGGAAACATAGTACGGATTTTCGGCTACTTTTTGGTCATTACCTTGTACTTGCCCGGCTTCATTTTTGGCTGCACTTTCTCCGGCAGGGACTTCTGATCGGTTTTCGCTGCCCAATCCTTCGCCCATGGCTGATGATTCGCGAATGCCCACTTTTCCTGTGCTTTGCTCTGAAATGGCATTTGTTGGTTCCTCCTTATTTGTTAATGTATAAAAATATTCTTTAGCCCTGAACGGAACTTTCCAACCGCTTTCCCTGGCATCAAGCTGTAATTGTCCGTTCTTATCAATTTGCCTAATCGTAGCAATATCTTGGCCTGTTTGACTTTTTGCAGTGATTAATGCAATATTGTTCCCGTCTTTATCAACATGCTGATCAAATATTTTAGCTGTCCCCTTTTTTATTGGCTCTATCGATTGATCGGGAGATAAAAATTTATTAACATCAGTTGTTTCGGTTTCTGCAACTACCGGCTTATTTTCAACAGTTTTATTAACTGGCGCAATAGCTTTTCCCGCGCCTGCTGTTTCATCTGCCGGTTGTTGAGCAGATATCTCCGTATTTGTTTTGGCTTGTTCATTTTTAGGTATAGTTGCTTTGATTATTCTATCAGGATTAGCGGCCACAACCTCGTCCAGCTTTTCAGCGTTGGTTTGGGCTGGTGCCTGCTGCTGTTTAAACGCATCCAGTTCATTATCCAGGTCATCAAGCTGTGAAGCATCAACCGCTGGTGATGCAGCTACAGGCGCAGGTGGATTAGGCTGTACTGATTCAGCAGGCGCAGCTATTTGAGCGGCTCGTTTCTTTTCCTGTTCTTTCTCGTAATCTTCAAGATCAGCCCTGTCCTTTGTTATCTCAATCGGTTCCTCGCCGTTCTGCTGCTTCCAAAACTTACCTTCCTTCTCAAAATAACGGAATGACTTATCTGTAGCCAATTCGGTCAATTGATCATTAGCCTGCTCAATCTTAGCCGTTACCAGGTTCTTTAAACCCTCTACCTTTGGCTGCATTGCCGGATCAATACCTGATTCATTATTTGCAATACCTTCCTGTACACCTTCCAATTGCCGCCTACCCAATATCAAGCTAACTGCGGCATTGAATTTATTTGGCTGCAAACCCTTTGGTATTGAATTAACCACATCTGCGATTTCATCGACCTTTCCTTGTGTGTGTAAAATATCAGTAGCGCTCCATCCTTTTTGTTTCCCAATATTACCTAACTGAACTTTTATTGCCTGAACTGTTTGTGGTGAACCATCCTTTTGCAAAACATCTACCACCGGATTAAGATATGGCGACTTATCGTACAGCATACCATCCGTAGAGGCCGCGTGTAGCAATGAAAACCCAGCGGCAGGGGTATTTATCATATTTAAGGCAAATTGCCCTAATGAGCCGTTAGCTGGTGTGCTGTCATTGTAAACTGGTGAGGAAATATCCTTTACAATTTCATCACCGGTAACACCTGGAAAAGGTGCCTTATTATTTAAAGCATTAACACCTGCCTTTAAAGCACTCCTGGCAAGATTAGCCCCGGCGAAGTCAAGCGCAATATTAGGATATGCTTTTAAATATCCCAAACCAACCTGTCCAAACTTTTGAGAAAAGGATAATGTTTTGGCAAGGGCCTGCTGGCTGTAATATTGTGAAATATCATCAGCCGTAGCATTTGCCGGTAAATCAGCAAGTGATCTTGTAGCATCAGCGGCTAATGAAGCGGTAACCTCATTCACAAGCGGCTGTCCCCCTACTTTACTTAATATTGTGCCGGTTACTGATTTACCTAAAGCGTAGCTGATAAGGCCGCTCCCATAAATCATCAACCTGTCTGTGCCATTATCAAACTTAACTCCCTGTGCTTTTAGGTTATCAACGGTTCTTGACATATTGCCAACGGCCTGTAACCCCATGATCTTTGCGCCCTGTGATTCACCCCCCAATAGCATGGGTATCATTTTACCTACAGATGCGGCAGAACTATTATTTATAAAATCCTGATTATATCCAAGGTTAGCGCCTTGGTCATACTTTGCCAAAGCATCCATTTCGCCCTGCTGTATGTTTTGTTCATGGCCCGGATCAATAAAGCCAGCCTTAACACCCAAATCACCAATATCTGAATGTACTTGTTTTAATGCGTGTAACCCTTCACCAACGGCGTTCAATACACCAGCGTCAAACGGAATAACAACGTTTCTTACATGATCTGAAAAAGAGGGCTCACCTGCGGCAACCCTATCCGGCTTTTGTTGCGGGATATTGCCTACATTCTTATCTGCGTTTAGAATATTATTAGCATTTGGATCATAGATAGGAATTAACCCTGATTTAGCATCCGACTCTGATTGCTGTTTGGTGTAAACAGGAGGGGACGGCATCTGTAATGCCGATGGCGTTGAAAGCCCTGGTATTGTTAAGTTTCTTTGTGTAGCTAATTCACCAGTTTCGGGCTGAAAAGGTTGAGAAACCTTGTTAGAAGGCGATGAAGTAACGACTTTTTTTTTTGAGGCGTACTACCACCGAATAGATCAATACTATTATCTGTAGAAGCGACAACGGGTTTGACCTGATGTGTCTGGATATAATTATCTAACTCATCATCGATACTGGTTTGTCCATCTTCTACGTGTGCCTTTGACATATTAATCAAGATTTAAATTATACTTCTTTGACAGAAAATCAATTTTTTGTTCCGGGGTTAATCCCTGAAATTTAGGATTAGCCTGTATCGCCTTTAATTGTTCCGTTGCGTTATCAAAGGTAGTAGTATTTATCTTTTTTATATTACTTCCTTTGATAGCATCGTAAGAAAATTTTATTGGAGTATTAATGGTATGTACATTATTAGCATCATGCTCACTTTTTATACCGTATGCAAATGGCTGAAAGGTGATGTTATTAAGAGAAGCCCCATTTTTATTTGTTCCGGCAATGATCTCCTTTAATTGCCTTGCAGATATTTCAGAACCATTAAAAGCATCCTTTTGCAACCCCTTAAATACTGGAACCATTTGTATCTGGCTTATCTTAACGTCCATGGGCTCCGTATTTTTAACTGTTTTTCCTGTTTTCATATCAGTGACCGAAGCTGGCCTAACAACCGTAGAAACTGCTGGCAGGTTAACACCGTACAAAGATGCTCCCTTTTCAGGCTCGGCCCCGGCTGAACCTCCGTGGTCTTGGTTCACGTATTGCTTCATTACCGGCACATAGCTGTTTTGATTGCCAATTGTTAACGTGCCCGAATCATTTTGCCTGTCAGCCACATAATCAGAAAACTTTTGCCTATCCCATCCCATACGTATTCTACGATCCTGCGCCTGATTATACTCATCGCTGAATGTAGCCATATTTTTTTTATGAACATTATCATCCAACTGTTGTGCGGTATCGGTTATATCGCTTTGTTTCATTTTAGCGGCATTAGCTCTTATTTGCGCCTCCCTTGTAATTAAGTTATCATAAGCACTTCCTGGTTGAGTTGTTGGCTGCATTGGCGGTCCTGTTTGGTCTGGTATGCCATTGCTGTTACTATTTGCCGCGCTTCCAAATGAATTACCATAGGTCGTAACCCCCTGCGCCGCTAATGATGGGATATTTGGTAGACTACGGTAATGGTCATCTAATTGCTTCTTTATAACAGCGGGATCGGTTTCATCTCCAATCTGATCAAATGACATTCCTGTATTTTTTTCAATACGCGACCTCATTTGCGGGGTATTATTGACAAAATTTGACGCAGTACGAATATTAGCATCGTGATCTGGCAAAACCATATCCTTCACTACACCATTTTGATCGGGCAATGATTTGGTTTCTATTTCTGCTGATTTTAGTGCGTCAATACCTTTTTGCATCTGATATGCCTTTTTAGGTCCCGGCATCATATCGCCATTTTTCATGTGATCGGCCAAACTTGTTTTAAAAAATGCATGGTAGGCATCCACAGAAGCAGGATCAATTTCCCCATTATCCTCGGCAATCATTTTATCGTATTCTGCGGCTTGCTTTGTATATGCGTCCCGCACGTCACCCATTTGCATGGCTTCTTGCTTATACTGATTATAAGCATCTACGCGGGCTTGTTTGGCTGGATCATTATAATATTGAGTTGGGTCAATCTTATCCTTCATCAACCCCATTCCCTCATTGGTTACATCGCTGACCTTTTTATTAATTTCCGGTTGCCATAGTGTACCGCCCTTGATGCTCAACCTATTTGTTTGCCAATCCTTTGCCAACTGCTGCGCTTGTTTCTGCGCTGCCGCTTTAGCATTAGCCTCCGCTTGGGCTTTCACGTCGATATAGTCCAATCCCTGCTGTATCCCCTGACTTTGTTGAGGCAGGATATAAGCGGCTCCTGTGCCTGCTTCGCCGAGAGGAACCGTATCGCCTGAAAATGTTGCAGCGGTTGGCATTTTTTAGCTATTTAATTTTTTGTAGTTGTTTATTTTATCCCTAATTAAAGACAAATCATCAATAAACCCCTGCTTTTGGGTAATTGGAATATTAGGATTTATTATCATCTTTTCAGTTTCCTCTTTCGTCTCAATCATTGCTGAAAAGTTATTTTGTAGTGCTAATCTCGCGTTCTGTTCCATGATTTTTGATGTTTATTGTTTAACTATATATGTCCCGCTGAAGGTAAAGGATTTCCATTTGCATCAAATCGGGGAGTGCCATCAGGAAAGGTTGCGTCACTCGTGCCAAAACCCTGCGCTATTCCTGTACCGTTCCCGGTTTTGCCGCCGTTATTCTTAGTGGTAGCTGCCCCATCGCCCACCTTCGAAAACGCATACTTTGCACCAAGCGCCGAAAGTGAATCAATGGCGCCGTAGGTGTTTGTCGCCCCGGCCTGTGTTAATGCCGCTTTCTCTCTTAACGCCTGGTCGTACTGCTGACGCTCCCATTCATTCTGATTTTGATATTGCTGGCCAGCCGACGCATTGCCGTTAAGATACTCGCCCAAAATACTTTGTTTGCCCTGCGCGCCCTGTACAGCCAATTGGTTATTTGCCTCGTTTTTTCCGTAAGCCATCTTTGTGGCAAGCCCTAAAATATCATTGCCGGATGTAGCGCCCCTTGCACCGTTATTAAAAGCATTGGAAAAGTTTGTATTTATATTTCCCTGAACGGCTGAATAGCCGGGGAGTTGGTAGTTACCGTATTGCTGGCTTAATGTCCGGGCATTGTCCAATACGCCATAATTAACCTGATATCCTGGGTTCATAGGTTTAAGCCTGTTAGCCTGCGCCTGTTGGTCAGCCCCCTGTATTCCTTTATAAGCAGCGGCACCTGCTGATACCACTGTGCCCACAACCATCGCCCAAGCCACTAATTACCTCCTTGTATTAATTTTAAATTCGTATATGGTTCAATTATGCTACGCTCTATCTTTGCCACTGCTTCTTCTATAGCTTCCTTACTGTTATTCTTCGGCTTTATTCTTGTCGGATGGATATTAAACCAAACCATATTTTCCAATGCTATGCCCATTCTCCGGGTACCTGGTAACGTTATCCCATCGTATGAAGCCTGTAGTATCACCGCCTCATGCACTCCGTCATAAACCAATATCCTACCGCCTGATACAATAAATGCGCTTTCAGTCTTATGTATCTTGCTGGTTAAAATCGCTCCTTTTGGCAAGATCATTTTACGAATATAAACACCAGGCGCAAATATATGCTCAATTTTAACGTCAACCGGGGGCAACTGTGATATAAAAACCTCCGCATTATCCATGAAGGCGTTTATAATTTCGGTATCGGTTGGTTGAATCAGTTCCATATTTGTTACCAAATGTAATTATTTTTATTAATTAATACGTATATGCACTCGGGCTTGATTTAAAATCAACCTCAAACAATAAAACCTCAACTGTGTCAGTATTGGTAAGCAATACGCTCATCACCCTACCGCGCAATGGTTCGGCATTAAACAGCGCATTAACCTGACTGCCTGAACTGAACCGGGGATCAAGAATATTCATCAGGAAATCAGCAAAGAAACTTCCCTGGTAATTATTAAACCTGTTCGCCAATAACCGTGAACTCATACCCAATGGCCTTTCCAGTACCGGATCAATATTAATATCCCCGGAATTGGCGCAAAACCATATCCTGTTAGATTGCACCCGCATACTGTACCATATTTTAACAGTAGCAGGATCATAGTTGGCATAAAGCTGTATCTGTGAATTATACTGCACTCCATTGAAGTTATTCCTGATCGGGTTTACATTGTGCTGCCACAACCCGCCATTTTTTAATGAAAAGAAATTATCGCCGAATTTGATATAAACCTCCTGCTGGAATGAATATTCACAACCCCATTGCTTTGTTTTGGAGTTGAAAGAAATGGTCCCCCCTTTTACCAATCCATTCACAGTATCGTAAAATTTTAAATTACTTACAGAAAGTACCCCGTTTGAATAAAAACCAACACTGGCAGTAGTTGTACAGGTGATGGTATCAGTATATGTGCCATTTGCAGTACGTGACGCTCCAGCTACCGACCCGCAAATAATATTAACAGATCCGCTTACAAATCCGCTTACGGTATAGATAAAGGTGTACTGCCGGCCGATAATCAGCCCGTATGAATTTTTTGAGATTATAATACCCAAATTACAGGCAACGTGCGAGGCTATCCCACCACTTACTGACCAGCCTGTTGTTAAGGCCGCTACCGATGGTTGAATATAACCGTTTGTTCCCTGTATGATTTGAAATGCCATATTAGAAGCTGTTTATTTGAAGCTGAATCGTAATCGGTGAACTAACTGTTGCTGGTAAAGTAAACGTAAATGCCGGATATGTCGATGTTATTACCTGGCTATCAACTACCACACCATTCACTACAAGATCACCTTTAACGTGCCCTGTAGGGTACGGCGTGCCGCTGAACTGAACTATTATAGTCCCGGCAGTTTGTGTTGTATATATCGCCGATAATGTACTTCCCGATGGCACGTTTGCTGTACCAAAAGCCGAAGGTGTACCTGTCGATGTTCCGTTAACAATACTCACCACTTTAACATTGTAAGAAGCCAGTATTTCCCAATATGACCCAACAGGTGGCGTAGGCAACGGACATGCTGTTAAGTTGGCAATAGGCGCAATATAATTACTATTTACCGCAGTATCATACAGTGGTGTCCATACCCCTGCTGTCTTTTTGTAAAGTTGGTTTGCAGGCATATTATACCAAACATCACCATTTGAACCACCCGAAGGAGTCACATTTGTTGCCTGGTTGTAAACTATCCCAGCTGTATTCGGAACCAATGCCTCCGGTGAAATAATTGGGGAATTTGGCATTGTAAGCCCGGTTACAGCATTGGTGTCGGTATAATACTGCTGCAATATCGCCCAGCCCTGCTGACCGTTGTTAGCACCTAATCCCTGTAAACAGTAAACACTTGCAGTCATTATCTGCCATGCGGTAGCCCGTACCGGCGGCACAATAACAGTAAAACAAAAGTTCATTACCGGCGTAAGCGTAGTATCCGGCTTAGTCCCCTGAAATTTAAAGTAATCATTACCAAGCGTATTTGTCCCGGTAACTGTAATTAAATCGCCTGTAACTGTTGCGGTGCTGTTGGCTGGCTGTTGTGTGATTGCCCATGTAGTGCCCGATGGATAAGCTGCAATAGCTGTCGCCCAATCCGAAACGTTAATGTTATTATTAAACAGGTATTGAATAAAGTCAGGCACCGTCCATATTACCTCGCCGTTTGGCTTATCAAATCCTCCCGGTATTTGCAATCCGTGTGTTTGAGCAAAACTTAACAATTGCTTTGCCCGTTTATCGTAAAAGAATATTTCAGATATTGGGATTGAGCCATCCTGCCCGATACGAAGGAATACACCTGAATTCGCTGATGGGATATACATAAAATCGCCGTCCTCCACAAAACCTTCCGGGTTATCTCCTATGCCGCCCTCCCATTCCGAATAACTTAACTCGTTCAATAATTGGTCAGAGGTGGCCAATGTTTGATTCCCGGCATTATCTACGATTATTTTCTGCAATACGTGCGTCCATGTATTTTTCAGTTGTTTGAATAAATACAATACGCCCCGTTTGAACTTAGCCAGCGTCAAGCCGCCATACGGGTCATTGTAATCCATATAATCCAACTCGTCAAAGTCATTCAGCCCGTTTACCTGTGTATCCTGAATAAAGTTGTTGGAGAAGCGCACCCGCTGGTTAAATGTCACCTGCCCGTTACCCTGCTGCTGCGGGTAAACCTTGCCTATATTATAGAGATTACTTGCATAAAAATCATTAAAATTCGGATCACATATTTTATCAATTATCGTCTGGGGGTTTGGGTTCTGGTTGTTTGACGGCATCGCCCGGTTACGCACCCATGCGTCGCCGTTGGTAACCTGAATGATTGCAGGTGTAGTTACCGGATTAGCGGGATCCTGGTTTGGCGTGCCTGAACCATTGGTGAGGTTGCCGATATGAGAAGCGCTGGTTGTTCCCCAATTTAAAATAGGAAACTTCTGCTGAAAGTCCTGAAATATCTGGAAACTTTGATTATTTATGTTTTGCTGGGGCCGGATCACCTCAACCTTGCACATATTATTTATCGTAATGGTTGACGGTGGTAAATTTATACGCATTACACCCCGCGTATCTTTTATGGTATAGTTTGGATAAACTACCGTTGCTAACGGGCTTGAATGGTAGTCTGGATTTGGGTTTATAATTTCATCGAGAACGTATGTTCCGCCAGATACACTATTTATAGTTCGCTGTATGTTACCGATTATAATGTATTTACCAACAAAACCAGCAACTACACCGTCAGAAGGGGTAACGACTGCTGTTCCCCCAACAATAGATATACTTGCATTCCTGAATTGTTCTTCATCAATGGTATATCCCAATATTTCCGTTTCAAATATTGGCGTATAGGGTGTCGGCGGCACGGTGCTTTCATCCGAAATAAGCCTTAGCCTGTCGCCCCTGCTGAACTGATACGCCAATATAGTATCCGGGTGAACCTTCTGATAAGTAAACAAACTACCTACAATCAGATCAAGATATGAATTCTCATTTGCTACCTGTACAATATTTACCTGCTGTATTAAAAGCTGAATAAATGTCTGCGGCCCTGCTGTACGTACCAACCGGTAATATTTAGCCCAAATCGGCGGCAGGTGCATAACAGATATAGTAACTACCGGCAACTGTAACCCTATCGGGGTTGTTTGTCCTGGAAGTATAGATGTTTCAAAAGGGATATTCACCAGGCAATTATCGGATGTATTGCCTAATCCTGTCCGCCCGTCATCGTCTTCATAAACAAAAGCATACTTTTCTACAGAACCCATTTTTTTAGTGTTCTGTGAACTGCCATTATCAAGCAGTGTTATTCTGTTTACCTTATTAGGAGTTGCCCCGGCAAACGTTATGGCGTTCCGGCCTTCGTGTGATCTAATACCAAACGTCCATGATACATTGCCGGGTCCATCTGTACTTTCACCCGAGATGCCTGCCCCTCCGGCGTTATCAAGCCCCCGGAGCCATTGTTTAATTGCGCTGGCTATAGTTGTAGCTGAATCAGCTATTCCCGCCGTAATAGAGAATCTGGTTGTACCACTTTCACCATTAACAAATACGGTAAAAATATTCCCGCTTATTACGTCATTACCAACAATGAAATAAGTTACCGTAGAAAAATAAGAATTACCCCAAATACCATGGCCTGTACCTGTTACGCTCATTGTAGTAACCGTAAGGATTGGGCTGTTTAGCCCTGATACCGTATCAGGTGGCAGGTTAAATGGAATAAATGTGAGTGCTATACTCGCATTAACAGGTACGGAGGGGAACCCTTCATAAAAATTACCTTTGATTAGGGCAATCTTTACCAATGCCTGTATTTTAGATACACGCGGATCGAAACTGAATTGTCTGGCAACCTTTCCCTGGTCCAGGTCACCATACGAACCATCATTATAAAATGTGTAGGTATAGTTGCCATTATCAGGAATTAATAACTCTGCTTTATTCAGGATAATCATGCTCACCCACGGAATAGAAACATTCTCTGTCCCAATAATAAGTGGAGAAATTGAGGTCGATAGCATACCAATCTCAAGTTTAACCACCAGTTTACTACCAGTACCTATCATTACCTGTATGGCGTTATTGGTAAATGTTGCACCGCTGGCTCCCTGAAAGTCTTCATTCGGCGCAATAGGCACTCCGCTCATATCACTCCAATTGCCAATTTCATTATCATCATAATACGGACGTACAATAAACTTAAATTGCTGTCCGTAAACAAAATTACTCGTCCGGTTGGTATCTGTTAAATAAACAGCCGTTGGCGCATATACCATTGTTTGCTTATACGCGGTTATAAAGTCTTCGCTAATCACAGGGCCATAGCCTGTCGATGTTTTATCCAGGCACTTTTGAATATTGGTTTTACGATCTTTATTTAAGCCGTCAACCCAATAGATAAGCGTGTTTTGCTGGTTGGTTACGTCATTCTGTACGTAAGTAAGATCAACATGACAAATGGGATGGTTAATGTCGAACTTTAAAATATCAACATTATTGGTATCTATTAGGTTTTGGATAACAGGGGTAACATTCAACGTTAGTGCGTCAAACATATAAATGCCGTGATATGCCTGGTCATTGTAATTGAAGTAATAAATCTTGCCGTTCTGTAAATCTACGCCGTATCCAAGCCCTGTGTTATTGCCAGTGGCATATCCGGCAGCTATCAGTAAATTACCAAGAATGTTTGTGCCGAGCCCTTTATCACCCAATGAGGTGCGCCGGAAGTTTAAGGCATAAGGAGTTCTCGAATTTCTAAAGTATTCTTTGGCCGTATCGGAATCAGATCCCTCGGTGAACAGGTGAATATCGGTATCTTTCTTAGGTGCTTCCATAAATTAATACCGACCCGCACGATCTGTGCTTTTAAAAAGGTGAGCAAGGTACTCCGGGCTTCTCCAACTGTACAGCCTTTTTACCCTGTAATAATCCTCTTTGGCCTTCCGTTCAAAGTCGGCAGCTAAAGAAGGTTTATCTATTTCGTAAAAATATTTCTTTGCTTCATTTTCCAGGTATGGTACAATTTCAGTCGGCACCAGTTTAAACCCTTCTTTGGATATTCCATTGCTTTTATACTCAATCACGATTTCAGCGTCAGCGGGGATCTTGCTGCCAATATTCAATACACCATCAACAATATTATACCACTCATGTGTGTGGAACCCACAACCCATACCGTACATTTCACCGACAACGGCACCCCCGCGCTGAAGGTTGTAAAACGGCATCCATAAGTCAGGAGTGATTGAGCCGTCACAATAACCGTTAATGATGTTTTGCGTCTGTGTATCGGTATATTTATTATTTTGTAGCCGCAGGTTTCGGTTTAGGTCAAGTGTGATGAAATGGCCTTTATGAATGTATCCGACCTTTGTTTCATAAACGAAGTTGCAGGGTAATTCAAATTGAACCTCGCCGTTAACCGGGTATATCTGCCCCTCCACTTCAATTTCAGGGCAAACATAAAGGTTCAGCTTTTTATGGGCTTTCAGTAATTTCTTTTGAAAGCGCAGGTGATGGCGCTCCAAAGAATCCCCGATGTCCTCGCAGAAGTCACTGGCTATAATCGAAATTGATTCAAGGGCTCTGCTCATGGTTAATTTACGTCAGTTTTATCGTCTGTCTTTTTGGCAAGCGTATTGCGCTGCGGGGAGAACCATTCAACACATTTATCCAATGCCATGCTTTCAAGGCTGGCAGGTAATGGTAAAATATCTGTATCAAGCAATACATCGCTATCAACTACCATTACCAGGTTCACATTTGTAGCAAGGCCACTATTAAACAAATATATGCCCTGTTGCTCCGGCCTGTAATATTTAGCCCCGGTAAATATTTCTTTATAATGATTGATTGTCCTTAAACCATTATCAGAAAGTGGCTTGTAGGTATTGCCATCACCGTCCTCAACGGTGCGTATGCCCTCATTGCCCCAAAATGCTATTGTCGCCTTTGGATAAGCAATGTATTTCCAGTTGTGTCGGTTGGTGTCGGTTAAAATGGTAAGGTTATCGTAGAACCCGTAATACAGCGAAGACATATCCCTGTCGCCTTCCTGCTGTAAACGGATATTCCTTTCGGCTTGTAGCACATAGTTAACAGCGGTTGGCAAATAGGAACGAATATCAGCCCTGCGAATAACTGAACTATCATTAAGCACCCCGCCGTTTAGCTTCAATAAAACTTGCTCAATAAATTTGCCTTTAGTGTAAGCCATAATTAACCTAATTTACGTGCATCGTACCCCTGAAAATCACTCATTTTTGTGCGGATCATTTCTTTTGTTATACCCATTTCGGCATACTGAATCAACATGTTTTCTTTCACTTCTACGCCGTATTGCTCCAATACCATGTACAAAAGCAAATTAAACATTTGTACCGGCCATCCTAAATCTGTACCCACCGTTGGGATGACGTAATCCCCGTTACTGTCAGATGTTGGCGTTAATACTATCGTGGCGGCTGGCACCTGCTTGTAATACCGCATATTAACAACTATTGCAGCAACCTCCGGTGAAACATATAATGTCCCCGCCATAAAATAGTAGTTATTTTCATTGGGTGCTGTTGCATTACTGCCCCGTATAGGGCTTGTAGCACTCATATCAATCTCACTGGTACGTAATTTGATGCCGGGATACTTCTTACCGCCCGCCACAAATGAAAGGCTGTCAATGTGCAAATAGTCAGAAGGAAAGGTTATTGAGCCATCGGAAGCGGTAGTTAAATTGCCGGAGGTTTTTTTAAGCCAACTTAAAGCATCAGATACTTTTTGATTTTCCTCGGCAACCTCAATCAGTAATTCAGCCAATGACTTCTGTACCGAATCTATCTTACCATTAAAGCTGGCAGCGTCATCCATACCTGAAGTGCCTGCTTTTGCAAGTCCCATCATGCGATACCAAAGGTTAACAATACTCGCAGTTGCCATTAATAGTATTTTTTTGTTAAAAATAACTACTTTTATTGAATTTATTATCAATTCTTAAAAATCCCATTAAAATGGACGATAAAAACCCACCAACAGGCCCATCAGTTTATAAGTCAATGGTACATAAACAACCCATAAAAGATGAATCACAGAAAAAAACAGCCGATGCCGATGATAAAGCCGAAGTTAAACGCGGCCCTGTATCAAAGTTTATCGAAACAAACTTCCTTCACTTTAATGCAATATCCCTTGTTGAAGCTGCCAAAGCCTACGAAGAACACATAGAGAATGGCGGTAAAATGATGATCACCCTCGGTGGCGCCATGTCAACAGGTGAGTTGGGTATCACCCTGGCTGAAATGATCCGGCAGGATAAGGTACAAATCATCAGCTGTACCGGCGCAAATCTGGAAGAAGATATTATGAACTTGGTAGCGCATAGCCATTATAAGCGCGAACCCGATTACCGTACCTTATCAGCGCCGGAAGAAAAGGGATTACTTAAAGAGGGGTTTAACCGGGTAACCGATACCTGTATCCCCGATGGTGCGGCAATGAAGTGGATGGAAGAACATTTAAGCAAGTTATGGAAGGCAAGCAAAGAGCCAAAATTCCCGCATGAATATATGTATGAGTTGCTTTTAAGTGGAGAAATGAAAAAGCAATATGAAATAGATCCTAAAAACTCATGGATGCTGGCCGCTGCGGAAAAGAACCTGCCAATAGTCGTTCCGGGGTGGGAGGATAGTTCGGCCGGCAATATGTTCGCGGCGGGCGTTATTCGGAAGGAATTTACACCGGACATTATGAAGGGTGGTATCGACTACTTTACATGGCTGGCTGACTGGTATCCAAAAAACGCAAAAAAACCAGGGATTGGTTTCTTTCAGGTCGGCGGCGGTATCGCCGGGGACTTCCCTATCTGCGTCGTTCCGTTTCTGAATCAGGAAATGAAAAAGAAAGATACACCTGTATGGGCGTACTTCTGCCAGGTATCAGATAGTACCACCTCTTATGGCTCTTATTCCGGGGCCGTGCCAAACGAAAAGATTACCTGGGGTAAGTTAGCCGTCAATACACCAAAGTTTATTGTAGAGAGCGACGCTACTATCGTAGTGCCATTAATTTTTGCATACGTGCTTAAACAATAATCCAATGGGTAAAAAGAAACTTAAAAAAAAGTTTAAGCGGCTTAAAAAAAAACTTGAACTTATTAATGAAAATGTGATGGGCATCACAAATTTGCTTCGTCATGTTGATGAACTGGTAAACGAACAAATAAACCCTTAAAATAAAAATATCATGGATGGATCAAACTTTGGGCCAAAACCGCCCGACAAAACAGCAATGACGAACGCTGCCACGTATAAAAAGATTAAAACACCGGTAATTGATACCGCTGGTAAAAAACCTGCCGGAGGACTTGCCAATGACCCAAATAAACCACTGTCACCAACAAACCCGTTGATGGTACAAAAAAAAGACGGTTCAATAGGTCAATGGGGCAATCCTGTACCACCAAATACAAACCAGGCTAAAATAACATTAGGGCCTAACAGTGATTTTGCGCCAAATGAGATCACCCAACAACATTATGATTACATAAAAAACAAAGAGCCAACAATACCTGTTCCTCAAAAACAAGGAGAGGGGTATCAACCATCGCTTCGTAATGAGCAGGCTGATCATGTTAGATCATTAATGAAAAAATACCCATTGCCAACAAAATAAATTTTTAACTTAATAAAAAAAATCATGCCAACAGAAACAGTACCAGGCGGACAGGAAGTAAACAATAATCCTGACACAACGCCACAAACTCCGTTTGTACCTGAAACACCGCAGCCGGAAGTACCAACACCAGGTTTTCCACCTATTGAAACTACGCCGCCGCAGGAAACATCTTTCATTCCGGGAGCACCGCCGATAGATATATCACATGCGGGGTATCCACCAGTGTATAACCAGGATGGCCAACCATTCCATGAGGCGGAAACACCGCTGCCTACTGGAGTGCCATTTACATACGGATCGCCACAAACTACTAATCCTACGGTTGATCATCCGCTGGCTGAATACCCTGCCGGAGCAGAAATAACTCACGCACCATTTGATTATACCAACAAGGTTCGGTTAAGCCAAAACGATGCTGATGCAGTTGATAAACAACTTGCTATTGTAGCGGTTAATGATTCAAGGGTTTTGAATCATTATAAACAGAATTTACTCAAAGGGATCAATTTTGATAACCTTGATGGCCAGTATGCCGACCTGCTGCGCCGTATATTAAAAGCGCGTGGTATGGGCGGCGCTTATGATGGGGGACTATAAGTAAGGTAATTTTACCTTTTTTTTGTATTTTCAGCTATAAACATAATAAATAAGCCCCGGTAATTTTACCGGGGCTTTTCTGTGTCAGACTACGATAGTTTCACGCCTTTCAAGACACATCTTCACGGCTCTACGCCAGTTTATGCGTTTGCTTCCATTTTAAATCCCTCCAATGCCTCATTTATATTTTCAAGGGTGATGTTCCCGTTTTTTATTTCCTCAATGAACTTTGAAGCCAGCGCCGGAGTTTTCTTGCCGATGTGTACGCCTAAGAACGCCTGTGCTGATTTATAGTCGGTGGGTAGTTCGGTAATTTCAGCGCCATTGTCAATATCATTTACCTCTATTTTGTCGCCCTGAACATCTGGAACCGGTGACTGCATAACTTGACGCTCATATTCGCGGGGTGACATTTCACGACTTGCCTCACGCATCATAGCCAGCACATCAACACCTTCCAACTCCTTAGTGATATTCACCTTTGCCGCCATTCCCTTGCGGGTTTCCATTAAAGCAGGCAGGAACTCATTCAACACCCCAGGCATCTGCTGTACGTGCGTAATCAATGCCTGATGGGTATTGCCTACGCTGGTTGGCAACTCAACGATAAGCTGGTCCATCTTCGGCCCCAATGCCCATTTCCAGCGTTTAATGTTCTGTCCCTGATCAAGCACGAAGATACCCTTATCAATACCGTCCAATATCAAGCCCTCAACCTGGTTAACTGTTGACTGTATCTTTTCCATGTATAACTTAGGGTTGTCATTGGCAAACTGCATCATTGCAGCACGTACCTGTATTGGCTCCATAGCGTGAACGCCGCCGATACGTAAACCTTTAGCCAGTACGATCATTTCATCAAGTGGCACCTGGCTTGCATGGTTGGTAGCTTTTATACGCGCTTCAAGTATTGCGATCTGCGCATTAGCTTTAGCCTCGTCGTTCTGGAACTCATATTCAAACGGCTTGTTGAAGTACTGCTGTCCTTCCAGCCTGAAGGGGCTTTGCTTATTGAAGAAGTGCAGGTAATAATAAACGGCCTTATCCTGATCTTCAGCCAAAAACACAGCCTTACCATCGAATTGTACCTTCTTTGGCACATACTTCTCTGTACGGCCTTCGGTAGCCTTGTCCGGGGTAGCATTGGTGCAGTACCGTATCTCTACAACTTCGCCGTTTGCCTTGCGTACCCGGAACTCTGCCGGGAACTCCATCCCCTGCCGGTTCTTGCGTGACATAGGCCCATTTGCAGGGTCTTTGTAAATTAATTCCGGGTTGATCTCAAAAAGTGGCTTTTTGAGTATCTTGTCAAGCGGTATCGTTACACCGAGTGTTTTCCCAATTTCACTTAGGATAACTTGTTTTTTGTTAATGAGTATCAAAATTGTATGTATTTAATGGTTAATAATTAAACTATTACTTCCTGTTTCAATGGGTTCGTAACCTACACCCTCCACAGGCACACCGGGTATTTTTAGCCCTGCATTTCTTATATTTATTGCCGCATTTATGTCCCTGTCAATAGAAAAACCGCAACAATCACATTTATATACTCGTTCAGATAATAAAAGAATTTCTTTTATGTTTCCACAATTGGAACAGGTTTTACTTGACGGGAAAAAGGCTCCTACTTTTATTAGTTTCCTACCATACCAGGCCGCTTTATATTCAAGTTGATTAATCAAAATATCCCAACTTGCATCGGAAATACTTCGTGCCACTTTGTGGTTTTTCATCATGTTTTGAATTTTTAGCGTTTCAATGACAATCGTTTGGTTCTCACGGATTAGTTCGTTGGTTACCTGGTGATAGTAGTGTTCTCTTTGTCTAAATGATTTACGATATAATTTCGCTGTTTTGATGCGAAGTTTCTCACGGTTTTTGCCTCCTTTTTTTGATTTAGCAAATTTTCTTTTTATTTTTTTAAGTTTAAATTCAGAATTGATAAGGTATTTATTATTTGGGAATGTTACGCCATTAGAAGTAATAATCAAATTTTTCAAACCGAGATCAATACCCAAAACATTATTAGTAAGTGATGGTAGCTTTACCGCTTCAGTTTTAATCAGGCAGGTTGCCCAATAATCACCCGATTTGTCTTTTTTAAATGTAATTGTCCTTATTTCATTCGTATCCAACAACTTCATATAAAAGTCAGATGTTTTATATTTTATTGTGTTGCCATAAAATTTAATTTTACTGTCTTTGGATGATAGGCTTTGGTGGGCAAAAAAGGAATTATATTGTTTTTTACTTTTATATCGCGGATACCCCTTTCCGCTAAAAAAAAACTTAAAAGCAGCATCTAATTTCAAAGCTACCTCTCTTATACATTCAGCCTTACATTCTTTCAAAAAAGGAGTTTCTTTTCTTATTTCAAATAATTCTTTTTGTAATTGATAAGCTGTAATATTTATTTTATAATCATTCCACAACCATGTTTTATATTGAAGGCATAAATTATAACAAAACCTATAAGCGTTAAGGTGTTTTTCAAGCACCTCTTTTTGCTTAACAGTTGGGTATAATTTAACTTTTATCCTTTTAAAAACCATTTATTCTTCTTTTAAAGTTTCAAGTGCTTTTGTTAACTCTTTTGGCAATTCTCCGTCAAGATGGTGGGCTATAAAAGTATTCGGATCTTCGGTAGCTTCAAACCAGTATGGTATGCAATAATAATCCTTGCCACCGGCAATGATATGAACCGAAATACCAGTAATAACAGCCGATACGCCCTCTGTAACCCGAAGCGTCTGTTTTTTAATTGCAGATCCGTTTAAATGTGCTTTGTCCATACCAATTCTTTTTTATACCCAAAATGAAAAAATAATTTTTCGTAGCTTTCCTCTGATAGTTCGCCGTTGTTGTGGCGATGCTTCAATACCTGCGCTGCGTTTTTATCACAAAACGGTGTTGGAGGATCAAGTTCCAACCCCTCATACCAGTTTTTTGTAGCTGTTATAACCTGGAATAAATCTCTCGTGTTAAAAATTAATGCGTGTGGTCCTGCCATGGATCAAAGATAAAGCATAAAAATTGATAATTACAAATCTGTAATTAAAATAAAAAAAGCCACCCGATCCCGGATAGCTTCAAATCTATAAATAATCAAAAACTTAACTTAAAGTATATGGCGTAGAAACTTGTGCTGCCACGGCATAATACTGCGTAGCGACTGCATTTGCTAAAATATTGGCTGTCCCAGCACCAACAGGCGTAAGTATATTTCCTGCAATGGTAAATTTAGAAGTATCGCTGGAAGTCCACACAATAGGAAGCCCTGCGCTATCTGTACCCTGTAAAGCAAATGGAGCGGCGGTGTGTGCAACGCTGGCTGGTGTAACAACTGTAATGGTCTGTGCCAGTTTCGTAGGCGTAGCATAAGCTTGTGTGCCTGCAAACACCCATCCGAGTAGCACCGTGATAAGGTCGGCCAGTACGGTAGGGGCAGGTGCGCCATTGATTGTAATTGTATCGCCAATGTGTAATTTTATTTGAAATTCATTGTTTGGGCTTTTGACAATACAACCTGCAAGGTTATCAATCGGCTTAATGATGATATTTACGGTATCATCTATACCTCTCGGTATCCCACCGTTAACCGTAACGGTTGCCCCTCCGTTACTTAATCTTTCAATATCAACTGTCTTGCTCATGATTTTCTTAATTTTCAATAAAAGTACATAAAAACCTTTGGTAAATAAAAATGTTACTGAAATATGAATATAGAACCGATTTATATTATAGCATCAACGATAGTTTTTACTATAATCACCCTCATCCCTTTTGCGGTACCGACAATTATTATCAGTTGGGGTATCCGGGGAACATGCGCAGTACTCGCGATAATTGGATGGTTTTTAACCTTCAAAAGTTTCCATTAAAAAAGCCCTGTTACCGGAGAGATAACGAGGGCTTAACCAATATAAACCTAAATTATGAGAAGACTTATTAAACCATCAACCCGGCGTTTTTCAACGCTGTAAGTATAGCGTTCTGTTTTGCCGCCAATGTAGCCAAAGCATTTGCTACGCTGGCTGTTGTTGGAGCGCCTGCTGCTGTACCTCCGGCATCTACCAATACAGCAATAGTATTCCCTCCGCTTGCGCCGCCTGAATTATCGGTTAAAGCTGCAACATCAGCCGCAGGAACAGTCACGTATGATTTTATGGTAGCCGCAGTCGTACTGGTGAAGTTAACCTCAAATTGCTGTACACCGCCTGTTGGTACTACAAACGAACCAATACCGTTTTTTGTAAACCCAGCACCAGGGGTAAATATTACAGGGTTGGCACCGGCGCTATTATCAATGGTGAAAGTGAACTTAGATCCGGCAATAGCCCCGAGCTGTGTGGCAAGCGCAGTGGCTGTAGGTCCGGTAATAGTTACCGCCGCCGCAGAGGTGCTGGTAATATACTGCTGTGCCAATTGTGCCGCAGTTAATATCCTGGTGGTATTGGCCGCATACGGGTTTGCATTTGAGTTTATGTAGGAAGCGGCATTCGTCCATGGAAGGTTCGCAAAGGTAGTCCCCCTGAATGCCGATGGAGTAGCTGAATAAAACCCGTCACCAAGTTTAAACCTGGTATTGTCGCCTTTTACTACACCGATCTCCCAATGCATTAATGGATGACTGTCGCTATTTGCAATAGCTAATGTTTTGTAAACACGGAACCTGCATTTATTGTAGGGTGTGTAAAGAGTTGGTAAGTTTGACATGATGTGTTGTCTTTAAATTTTTTAATTAAAATGATGTGATTAATTAGTATAAAGGTATAACTTATTTTTAAAATAAAAAGGCCAACCTCGCGTCAGCCTTTTTATTTTAGTTAAATGATAAAATATTGAATAAGCGAAATGCTCAATGAATAACAAATATAGTTATTTCTACAATATTGTACTTGTTGGCTTTTCAATGACCATCTGGATGCCATTACCGAAGTGAGGGGCAAGTTCTGAACGTATAAACATTTCAGTGCCATCGTCTTCCAATGACTTAACAAACGCTCCAACAGAAGCAATACGACCAGCACCGCCGCGTGACCATACCTCGCTCATGCGTGAGTAACCGTCTTTACCTCTCCATTCCAAACCAACATAAGGAACCATTGTTTTGTCCTCTGACTGGAACGTACCGATAGGAAGGTCAATCTGAACATCTTTATAGCCAAGCAAAGCCATACCCATGATGTCGTTAAACTCTGTCATGGCGGTAGAAACAAAGCTCATGTGGCCCAGGCGATAGCCATTGAACTCAAGGCACATAAACATTGCCTCTGAACTAAAAGTAGGGTCAATTGTTTTGGCAACTTTCATCCCTTCAGACATAAAGTCTTTGGTCAGGCTATAGCTGATATTGGTATTGTCCTGAAACTCCTTCAGCATAATATCCTGGCGGTTGATCATATTACGGCCTTTCAGCTGCATAATCAATGTTGTACCCAGGGCAAGATCATGGAAATAGTTTGATACTGCGAAAGCATCGTCAATATCATAGCTATCCACATCAGTGAAGTTAATGATGTAGCCAGCGCCTTTGATGAACGGGATTAGAGCCTCTGAACCTATCATTGGAACTGTTTCATTTAATAACGATGAAAAGTCGGTGATCTGGTCAGATGTTTCACCCCAAATAAACCACTGTGATTTTTGTAGTTCATTACGAACATCTGTATCATCCAACCCTTCCAGGTAAAGAAGATTAGACTTGCCCGGTACTGGCTCAAACGATACTCCGGTGGTCATGGTAGAACCTGAAAATACTTCATGCTCTGGCAGAATGGTAAACCCATTGGTGTATTTAAAGCGTTGGGCTTTTAACGGATCAACTGTTTTAGCGCCCTCGCCACGTTGGGCGTTGATAAATACAGCCTGTGCGCCAACTAATATACCTGCATTGGTATTTACGGTTGATTTAAGCGGCTGTAAGGTTAACTGGTGTAATGATGGTACAGTGGTAACATCTTTTGAAAGAATTTTATACGTATTACCATCGGAAAACTTATAGTTTTCATAAGGGCGCGGCCTGCTGAAATAGCTGGTATGTGAAAATGTGTCCGTTACGCTGATCATATCTGTTGCCAGAATAGATACAACAATAGACTGACCACCTGTACCACCACCTGAAACAATTGCGGAAATCCCGAAAAAGTTTTTGGTACGCGGTTTTTCATAGTGGCCGGTATTCGGGCTATCCGATTCCATCATGTTCCGTTTCATAAAGCCCATGGCCATTATCTTATTAAGAAACGGAATATTTTTTCCCTGGTTACGGAAGTAAGTGGGTAAAAGGTGGGGATGGTCAGCTAATAGCTGCGATCCCAAAATAAAGTGGTCACTATATCCACCGTCAACGTGTGATGGTGGTGATGTGGCGGCGTTTCCGGGAATTTGTGATTGCTGGAGGCCTGTATTAGAGTATGGCATTGTTTTTAGTATTAATGGTTAAAATTCTGTTAACCAATCACTAAAACACTTTTTACGAGTTTACCCGATTTACCTTGTCTGCAAAGAATTTAGCTGTTTTCGCATCGTCAGATTGTGACTGCTGGATAGGATTATCCTGCTGTGGCTTTAAACCTGATCTGTTCTCATATTTACTTATCATACGTTCCTCTGTCATACTTACGGCTTTATCCCATGTCTGCTGCAATATTTCATGCTGGTTTTCACGGAAGTATTCAGCCCTGGCATAATTCAATGCCAATAATGTATTTTCAGGAGTAACGGGGGTAAGCCCATCAATGAAGTAATTTTCAACGTATTGACCTAATTTACCTTTGATGGTATCATCAATCGGTAATTCATAGTCAATACCCGGAGCATCGTCCTTTCCTTTTAGCGCGAATGTGCCTAAGTTGGGGATGCTGGCCATTACATCTTTTACGTATGGTTTAACTTTGCCCTGGTGGGCCATGAGTGCTGCTTGTTGCTGTAGCTGTAGTTCTTCCGGTGGGACTTGTGTCACATTGGAAGCCTCTGCTTTAAATTGCTGTAACCCTTCTCTCGCTGCTTTAGCTGCAATACGCATTTCATCGTCTGCAATTTCGCGATCAATCGGGTCAAGGTCTTCGTTGTTCAGTTTAAAGTCCCGGTCAACTTTAAGTTCGGCGGTAGATTGCTTGGTGCCGTTGATAACCATGTTCGCTATGATAGCGTCCCGGTCTGGCATTTCAGCGATACTTCCGTACTCGTTGATTTTGTGGAAACTTTTAATCTGCTCCTTAGTAGCGCCTGCTGCTTTCAGTTCATTAAGTATCCTCACCTCATCATCTGCGAATTTGGGCGCTTTCGCCATCTCGGCTGATAAGCGTTCCGTTTCTGATTTCAGGGTGTCGTACTCTGCTAACTTTGGCAATACAGCCTTAAAGCCGTCAACATCTTTTATAAGTCCGCCTGACATCTCGTCAAAGTACTTGTTATAATCAATTGTTGCCGGTGCGGCTGGTGCTGGCTCCGCTGCTGCCGGAGGTGGCGTATTTTGTGTTTGTGATTGCGAATTATCTACCGGTGGCGTTCCGCCTTCGCCGGGTGCAGGGGTAATCGGTTGTTCAAGTTGTTGTTCACCTGCTGCGGGTGCGGCTGGTATCTCTACTACTGGTTCTCCTAATGCTGCTCCGAAATTCATACGCTGATGTTTATTTTTATAGTTATAAATCCTAAATTAGGCAACCAATAATTTTTCTTCATGTCGCCTATTATATGTCGCTCTACGGTGGCAATTTGCGCACCTAACGTCACATTTTTCAATTTCTTCTTTTATTTTTACAAGTGAGTGTCCGGTTTTTCTAACCATATCAGAAATGTTGAAACTTTTTTCTCCTCTTACATGGTCAAATTCTAAAACAATAGGATCTGATTCTCCGCAATCAACACAATTATTTTCAGAAAGATATTTATTAACGTAAGTTGTATGAAATATTCGTGTATTTCTCTTATGAATTATAGACCGTTCTATCACCTTAATTTTATTGTTCTCATAATGTTTTTTTGCAGATGCTGATTGGTCTTTCTTATTTTTATACGGCATAATCACTGTTTTAATTATATATCGAGCTACCAACTGCTCTACCCTGCGATATTTATTTACGTCAAATATAAATCTTTTTATTTCACAAATGCAAATTTATGCAGATTGTTGTACTTGTTGTTGCTGTCCCTGTGACGGATCACCTTCGTCCGGTTGCGCTTGTTGCGGTGACATCTGCTGTGACGCTGGCCCCGGCTGTTGTGGCGGCGGCGGGTTATCCTGCTTCAACACCCCCACGATTTCGAGGTGAGCCTCGTCAATAATTTTCTGATAAGTTCCCTGCGCTGCCGGGCCCCCCTCCTTCGCGTAATCGGTTATCAACGCGGATGAAGCTGCGGTCATGCGTTTCTCCGCCTCCTGCACGATAATGGTCATACGTTTTTCTTTTGCCTTAACCGATTCTGTTTGCTGTTTAGCGGCCTCTGCTGCCTGTGCTGACTGTACTTGAATATTACCGGTCAACTGCTGATTCTTTTCTGACGTTGCCTGCGCCTGTGCAATTTTCTTTTGCTCTACCTTCGCCATCACCCAAAGCGCCTGACGTACATTGCCCGATTTAATGGTTTCAGACAGATAAATATATTCAGACGTGGTAATACCTTCTGAAAAGTTTGTTTTTACACCCAACGCATTAAGCCCTTCAATTTTCGTCATTAAAGCAGCCAACTCCTCTTTTGTTGACCCCAATATAAGCGATATGTTCAAATCAGCATTGGTAAACTCTTTATCCAAAGCCAATATCTGCATATTCTTTCTACCCAGTGGGCTGTAGTTTAATTTTAGATCACGGTCTTTGGCGATGATTTGCCATTTTTTAACACAATCAGTAAAAGTATCCTCAAACAAATACTGGAAGCAGTTGAACGTTGGGAACAGCGCGGCATTGGATGACTGTGCGGCAAGCTCTGTCTTGCCTACGCCGTCATATTTCTGCGGCGTAGATCCGTCTGCGCCCTGGGCAATACCCCATACTTCCCGTAAATTATTTATGCCGGCCAGTATTTGCCCGGTGAAAATATTAATATCTTCCTGTATACCCATTGGCAGGAAATCAACTAATTTCTGATTTGTGAATATCGGCTTGCCATCATCATCAACGGCGTTCACCATTAAGTAACCCAACTCCCGGAAGGTGGCCATGTTATCTTCCGGCTGTTGCTTGATGTTATTTAAAAATACATTATCAAGCAATCCGGTCTGTATCACCATGCGCGGGGCCGGGATGGCACTGGCAAGTGAATTACGCAGTTTTGTATTCGCCAGGTCAATATCATCCTGTACAGCAATGGAACGCTCAACCAAACTGATATTTCCTGTTTTTGTAGCAAAGTAGTCAAGGCCGGGGCAACGGTCGCCGTCCGGGCCGTAATAGATTATATCCTCGTCAGAACCATACTTCAGCATAACGTTTGTGCCGATTACCCATTCAGCGGCAAACTTCTTGATAACCTTTTTCTGAATATGCTTGTCGCCGTTCCTTTTTGCTTTAGCGTCCAACTCAAAATCAAAATCCTTTGCAACGAATAAAGTACGGCGGTCGTTTTTTACATAATTCTCAATATCAACGCCAAGCCATTGGTAATCCAATACCAATACCTTACACCTATTCAGTGGATCAATATTGTAACCATTAGCTGATGAATAAGCGCCCATAATCAGGTTGCCATATTGCGGATTTAAGTATTGGTAATTCCGGCATAAATCAATTAATTCCTCCGGTCCTAACTCCGGGTTTTTCTGCCTGATTTCTTTAATGGTTAACGTGCGTATCCAGCCAAACTTGCTAAGATTACTGAAATTATTATCGATGCTGTAAGGGATAAGCACCGGGCAAAGATCAAGTTCAGGATTATATATTTCAACTTTTACCAGTTTAACAGTATTGGTTGTCTTGTCAATTTCATTCTTCCATGCGGCAATCCCGTATTTTATTAAATCATCAAACGTGCCATCCTGAACTACTTTGTAATTGCTGACAAGTTTTGTTTTGTTGCAGGCCGCTATTGAGGCCAACTCCCTGTCAAATACATAAGCGCCGCACTCAAAGTAAAGATCAACATCCGCTTCAGTAGCTAATCCAAGTGCCTGCGGGTCAAGTTTTGTATTGGGCTTAAACTTTGTCCGGCGCATCATTTCCTGCGTGTCCTCGTCCACCAGGTATTTAAGCATGGCCTTATCGGCCTCTTTTGCCTGTATGCTATCATCGTCAAGGCAAATGGCATCAACATCATACACCTGCCTCATGTTCTTTTCACGGACAACATCGTATAGTTTGGAGATAATCGGCAGCCGGTCGAATGATATAGATGTTTTGGTGATGTGCTTTCCGTTTTTCTTTTTGTTCGGGCTTTTGCCGATAAAGGTATCTTTTAGCTTTTCTGTGGAGTAGGTGCCTGTCGCATATTGGTGGAGAACCCTGAAGGGTCTCTTTTCAGCACCGAAATTATAGGTTGGGTTGTTGTAACTTAATTCGTATGCCCCGGAGAGCATTTCTGAAAGCATTGCTTTACCGTACAACATTGAATATTCTTTTTCCTGCTTTAACGCCGCGGAAGTACGCTCATCGTTTGGAAATGCGTTGTTAGCCCTTTGATCTTTAAAACTCTCTAACCTTTGAAATGAGTTTGCCATCTATTGAAAAGTTTCTCAAATGTAAATTTTATTTTCCACAAATTTATACCTGAAATTCAGAGTAGTAAATACTTGCTTTTTGTGCAGATGTTTTTGGCTTCCAATTGGTAGGCAGTTTTGAAGCATATTCGCACCAGCCAACGGCTACACCTAAGTCTTTTTGCCCCCTGTTTGCCCAATTCATAGTAAGCAACTGACTGATTATATCCGGGTGATCAAGCGTATTGGCCCACTTACACGAAAGAGTCATCAGGTATCCGAAATACTCATTGATGGTTTTTTCAGTCGCGGTAACACCATCTTCCTCACTTTTGCCTTTTGCGTTTTTAGAAAGCTGTACGCCATCCATTTTGTAAAGATTATACTTCCGGTCGTCAACATGCTTCAACAAGCCGCTGGCTTTGTTTTTCTCCGGCATGAACTCACAACCGTAGTATAAACAGGTTAAAATACAATCCTCATAAAAGTCTTCCGGGTTGGCATGGCGGTACAAATAAGTGCAGCAGTACCGATTTGTGATGAAATTGATACCGCCGTCTATCGGGTCGCCCATCTTTATACCTCTGGCTTCATCGTTAAACTGATAATACCTGTCCGGCTTACCATCAATATGCGTATCAAGGCGGCGCTTAACAGCTATTCCACCCAATGACCAGTCATCAGTAACCAATTTCTTTTGTTCGTATGGGTCAATACCGCAGATGAACGCTTGCGGGTTGCCTGGCTTCGCCCTCCATATCCCCTCAATCTTTTTATTGGCTTCGTATCCATAATCTTTCGGGTGAGCTGAAATAAGCCAGCGACCTTTTGAGTTTGGCTCCCAAATAGCCTCTTTGCTTTCTTTATCATCGTCTTTCCACCTCAGATTACCGCGTACCCATGGTTTAAGATTGGTCCCGGTACGGGGATTTACATAATCATCAGAATGTAGGTAGTGCTGACGCTTAGCCAATTTATCAACGTCAAACTGGCTTTCGTCTGTGATAGATGAGAATACTTCCTCAATGGTTAATGGATTGGCTCGCTGATGTTCCAGCATACCCACCATATCGCCAGATTCAAGGTAGTCTTTAGTTTTTTCCTCAATCCATTTACGTTCAGCCTCTTTTTGTGGCTTGCCAAACTTATCGGCTGGTGCCCGGTCAAGTGCTGAACGGAATATGCGGCGCATCCGGTTAAGGCTCGTCATGCCAGTAGGCTTCATTACAGGTTTAGCCTGCGCCCACTTTTTCTTAGCCCATAACAATGACTTTCCAGACTTCATTTCCTCAACGGTCGATGTTTCAAGTATCTTTCCTACCTGTCTGTCGAGTATCCTGCTATTGATGGCTGGTTGAAAAACTTTTAATAATTTTGAGGGGTCAAACTTTTCAGCCTTACCAAACTCATCAATATACACGCGGCCATAGGTTCCACCGTCAAAATAACGCTCGGTATATGGCCCGAAAAGAACTTCTGAATTTAATTCAGGGTATTCATAGTCAATTCCGGATTGTGTATTTGTGCCGGATTCTGCCTGCTGTGCTTTGATCTTCCCTTTTGTGATTGCTTCTGTAGGATATTTAAACTCCAATCCTTCGGCTGGCGCTGTTGTGCCGCGATTTATTGGCTTGAAATACCAGATCATTTCTTTATGTCCGTAAACAAGCCTATCGTATGATTTAGCTACATGCTCATCACCCAGGCATGACTGCATACAACACTTTTGGCCTGATACGCGCGAAGTGTATTCCCATATCATAAACACAGAAAATTCAGTATCGCCGATCTGCCTGGCTTTAAAATCTGATAGTCCGTCCCAATTCGGATCGCGCACCGTATCAATCCATATCCACCATAATTCAAGGGCTGAATACAGATAACGAACTTCCTGAAGGGAGATAAGTTTCCAGTAATTTAGGAAAATATAAAATGGACCTGGCAACCAAAGTTTCTCACCTCCGATAAATATCCAAACTCCGTTATGGCGCCGCTGATATTCTCTATCTATAAAATAATCAACCTGTTCTTCTGTCCATGGGTCCTCGTGATAACGTCCCGGAAAGCGAACCTGGTCTGGAATAAATGTCTTTCTGAATATTTGTTCATCTATCGGTAATCCATAATTGATACAGTCCTCGTCTGCTGCTTCTTCAGGCATCAGTACTTGATAATCGTAAAGCTCGATAAACTTTGATTCGGCCCCCCAGCGCAGGTCGTAGGGTTTTAATCCTTGCAGGTCGATGGTTTGATTAGATTGATCAATTTCGCCCAGCATTACATCAATACCCCTTTCTGTGCGTATTTTTCAGGATAGTTCTTTATTTTCCTGATAACCACAAGGGCAACAGGTCGCGCCATCTTGCTATCCTTGAAAACAATTGCCTCAATTTCTTTTAAGTCTTTACCAACCAGGCGTATCTGATCGCGCATCTTCACCCGCCAGTTGGCATATTTCTCCATTGTTTCATCAGTATCCCGCTGGCGGTTACTTTCCGAAAGAAGCATATCGTAGGTTTGTTTGGTCATTGCCCACTCATTAAAATCAATATTTAACTGCATCTTCAGATAAGCATACCAGCATTCAGCGACCCCTTCATGTTTATATTCAACAACCTTTTTAAAAAAATCCTTCCCTTTTTTATTTTCAACCCCTATTTCAAGAAAATCAAAAATGCTTTTTATCATTAACTCCCTGTCAGCCCTCATTTTTAAAAATGGGCTATCAGCATCGGCGGTGAATACGGAAATTTTTATGATATTATCATCCTGCTGCTGTTTAAATTCAGCAAAGGCGTTCAGTTCAGGGAAGTGATCAACAAGGCGCTTACCCTTTGGAACATCCGCTGGATTGATAAGCAGTTTTGAAAAATCATAGTGTAATGCTGAACTCATTGGCTCAAATCTATTAAAATCTTTTCGTTTTTTGTTTTTTTAAGAAATTTTGTCTTGCTTTTTCAATATCCTGACCTTTATCGATATATATTTTTGTTCTATGATCGATAATAACTTCTATTTTGTTACTTAAATCAAAGGGTATTGTTTTAAAAACCTTGTCCTGAACCCTTACGGCCTTCACCGCTTTTTGTTTACCGCCATTATGTATTTGTTTTGCCATGATATTAAACTTTTGGTAGTCCGTTAATATTCCCAGAAGGGAACCATCCTAAAATATCCTTACGGTGTATCCGGTGCAAAATATTCTTTTTGAAAATTACTCGGTGATGCTCTACTTCCAGCCGCTTCTTATGCCGGCCATCGAACATAATTTTATCCCCCGGCTTATTCCCCGGCGTATTCTGAACCCCATACTCTCCGCCGCGCCCCGGGAAGTCAGCATACGACTTAACACCGCAGCCACATGATAATATCGTACCGTACCAAACATTCCCATTATGCACATATTTCGCATCCGGGTGCTTCCCTTCCGGCAAAAACAAATCCATTTCAGTTTTATAGCCACGTACACCCTGGGCGCTAACCTCTGTCGCATATTCAAGTATGCGTATCAACACAAGCCCATTCAGCATGTACACATCCGGGATCTGAACATTGTTGAAATCCGTTGTCGGCTTAAACCTCATTAAAAGTAAATCATACGGAACTAAAATATAAACTCCCTCATCGGTTTCTATCCTGCGCCCTTCCTTGATAGCATCCAGCCTCGTGGTGTACTCAAAGTAAACCCGGTCGCCCTCTTTTACCTCCATAGGTACATCGTACGCCATAGAGGCTCTACGGAGGTCGGCAATCTCTTTCTGAACGCCGCTTCGCTTATACCGGGAATATTCGGCAAACTCTTTCGATTTTATCTCCCGCTCTTTGTCGGTGGACGTAGTTTCGGTGTACTGCTTGAGCGTAGCCATCTGGTAGCCATTGAAAATAAGCTGCTCCGGTGTTTTAACCACTATTCCGGTCAGCCCCAGGTGACTTGCCTGGTTGGCTCCCCAAGGCGCCACGTACAGGCCGGTATCTTCGCCTGTTTCGCGGTTGTGGTAGCGTTCGTGGTCGCCGTCGAGCTTTATCAGTACGTAATTGAAAGGAATTTGGATGCGGTTCACATCAATTATCTCGAAACCGTAGCAATCTTTTTTTATTTCGGGTGTGTCTATCATATCAAAATTAGTTTTTGTTGAATGTTATTGAAAGTATTTACTTCGTTGCACCAGATACCCTCGTACTGAATGCCCGTACGCCCTTTATGGGATCCCAAAGGTAAGAAGTCCATCCATGTAGCCCTAAGCGATTCGCAAACCATTGTTTGGCCTATTCGGTCCCGGGACCAACCAGCTAAATATTCAAAGTCAATATTTTTTGAACTTTCGGGATAGCAGCCGCCCCCAAATTGATACGGTGGGTCGATAAACCAAGTAGCTAACTGATTTTCGATATCTTCGTACGATGCACAAATTATTTTCCAATGCCTGATTTTAAAAAGACTTTGTTCAATTTTTTTGAGAGAGTAATTTAAAAAGTTTGGCCGGAAAAAATGTTTTCTTGTAGCCGTTAGTCGGGGCTTTTCAAGTCCGTATCCAACCAAAAACCCCATCAACATCTTTGCTTCTTCACAATCAAAAGTAAATTCTTCTAACGTTTGTCCTGATTTAATTTGATGAGGGAGTTTTTTTATATCATCAACAGAGCACAATTGCAACCACTTCCAAATTTTAATAATCACCTCGTACTTGTCAACCAACAAAACATCTTTTTGCCAATATTTCAGTGCATAACGTGCGGTACCCGCAAATGGTTCAATTATTTTATCATGCACCGGCGCAGGGTAAAGATCAATCACATTCGTTTTTGCTCCGTAATAACTCCACATATCATTCAAAATTAGTAATTCTCCTTATTTTCGTGTACGTATCGTCAAACTCAAAGGGGTAGCCAGCGTCGATGAAGCCCTTCACCGTCTCGCTGATCTTCTCGAAGTCTGCTCGGTTGTCAATTCGAAACCATTCAAACTTAGCCATCGTCAGCAAAACATCAAGCAACTTTTGCTCGAAGGTTTTATCCTGGTAAAAATCGGGCTTATTAGAACGGAAGGTCTTTGCTGTCTTCTTCATTTGATGAAATAAATTCAATTTCTGATTCTTTTATGGTTTCGTGGTTTTTGTCAACAGAATATGACGGAGAATACTCCCAGTCTTTAAACCGCATCTTCGCCCCATTAAAATCAACTATAGCAGTTTCACATTTGCCATTCCTGTTTTTAGCGATAATAACTTCTGCCTTACCAACAGTTGAAAACCCATTCTTATCCTGATAAATCCCATAATATTCATCCCGGTATAAAAAAAGCACCATATCAGCATCCTGCTCAATGGAACCCGACTCGCGAAGGTCAGAAAGCATTGGCCGTTTGTTACCCGGCCTCGATTCAACTGCCCTGCTTAATTGTGACAGCGCAATCACCGGCACATTCAATTCTTTGGCAACTCCTTTCAAACACCTGGTAATACTACTTATTTCCTGTTCCCTATTTCCTGACCTGCCATCTTTTTTACCTTCCATTAGTTGCAGATAATCAACAATAATCAACTGAATATTCTGATCAGCCTTTAAACGACGACACTTCGCCCGGAACTCAAATATATTCAAACCTGCTGTATCATCAATAATTAATTTTGCGTCATTCAGCGGCCCGATAAGCTGATCTATCCGTCGTTCATCTTCTTCGGATAAATTATGTGTCAGTAATTTTTCTACGTGCGTATCAGTTTCCCCGGCTATCATCCGGTTGGTTAATTGGATATCACTCATTTCAAGTGAAAAGATTACTACCGGTATATCAAAGTTAATTGCAGCACTTTTAGCGCAAGAAACCACGAACGCCGTTTTACCCATGCTCGGACGAGCCGCAATGATGATAAGATCTGTTTTCTGCCATCCATGTGTTAACCGGTCTATAGAATCTATCCCGGAAGATATTCCTGTTATCCCATTAAGAACTGGTTTACTGTATTCTTTACGGCACTCACTAACCAGGTCCCGCACATTCCGGGCTTGTTTTGTTGTTTTATTGTTTGTAAGGGAAAGTACTTCTGACTGGTTTTTTTCTATTAAATCAAAAATATCTACAGTATCGTCGTATGCTTCCTGTATGGCGGTAGATGAAATTCGTATCGTTTCCCTGGCCAGGTACTTCTCATAAATAATTTTTGTATTGAAGTCCCAATTGTTACGGGTTGATTTTGATAATTCAGTAATTGCATAAGCGCCGCCTACTATTTCAAGTTCTCCCTGTCGACGCAATTGTGTGATCACGGTAAGCTCATCTATCGGATCGTGTTTCTCGTAAAGAACCCGCATCGCTGAAAAAACTTTTTGATGGTTGTCTTTATAAAAATATTCCGGCTTCATAAATTCCATTACATTGAAAATAGTATGATCATGGTTCATCATTGAGCCCAGCAACGCTTCTTCAGCATCACAAGCCTGCGGTGGTAACTTTCCTAATCCGGAATACGGAGTGTTTTTGTCATTGCGACTACGCCGTTCATTAGCGCCTTCGTTTTTACGTTCGTAATAATCTTTTGTTGCTTCACTCATGGTCTATCATCGTGATTAATTCTTTGGTTTGTTGGCGCAATTATTGAATTTCCATTAAATGGTTTGTTAATAAATGGTTCTTTCTTTGCCCATGTTGCAAGTCGTTTAGATAATTCCCATGTTTTTTCAGATTCCCATCTCATACGACTACGTGATTTATTTGGTTCGTTCCAATATTCAAAAAAATCGTGAACCATATCTTTTGTGTAAGGGCCTTTGTTTTTACCGTAATTAGTGAATGGAAATAAACTTGTTTTGAATTTTTCTTTTCTATCATCAAAAGTAGAAATCCACTTATTTATTGGTGGTTTGGACGGAGGCGGTGAAACCGCATCAGGCAACATAACTTTAGTTATGTCTTCTATACTCTTCTCTTCTCTTATATACTCTTCTATAGTATGTGGTTTTACGGGTACTTTTACTCCATTAAGTACACCTAAACTGGTTAAAAGTACCCGTAAACCATCAATTGTTATACAATTATTATTTCTTTTCTTATATGCCTCTTGAATATTGTCGATAAAATACTGACACCAAATTATCTTATACTCCCATAATTCTTTATCAAACTTTCCGAGTTTAGCCAGGTAGGATATTATTTCTAAAAGCAATTCTTCAGATACATTACACCTGGATGAAAGGTATATTAATTCATCTTCATTATTAAGATCAAGATAATGATATTCAGTGGAAGCAAGTTTGTCAAGAATTTTAAAAAAAGCGGCATAGCCGTCATTTTTATATTTTTTATCAAGAGAATACATCTTTTTACCATCTTCAACGATATGAGGATAATAATCTACTGTATTACGTTCTGGCCTGGCCATAGGATTATTTATTTAAGTTTGTAGTTTCAAAATCCGACTATTTGTTTATCAAATTCTACCTGGAATTTTTGTTTATTATACATTAATTCAGGATAATGTAATGTCAAAAAACAAATAATCGCTTTTTCATAAACCATGGCATTTTGTTTAGATGTATTTCCATAAATACGTCTATAACCATTAAATTTCTTATCTCTTTTATGTGCAGTTAATCGTTTAGGTATATTGTCAGAGCAGCCAACATAAACGGGAATACCGTCACTGTAGAGTACATACACAAACCAAAATCCATTTGCCATAGGTTTAATTATTTTTAAAAATTAGGTGGTAGGAAAGCCTTAAACAGCAATCTTAGATGCTTGTAATAAGATGTTTTTAATTTTTGTTTCAATTTCTGCCGACATGGTTGCATTACCAGCCAGCATCATTGATAGGTGAGCTGAACTGATACCTACCTTGTCGGCAATGAAACTTTTTAAGAGTCCCGACGCTTCAATATCTTTTTTAAGTTTTTCCATGCGACAAACATATTTAATTATTTTTAAATAAACAAATAAAAATAAACCGGGAGAAACATCAATAACCCCCGGTCTTTATTTCTACAGGATCATAACAACATCCCCTGGCGGGAAAGGTGTATTGCAGAAGCACAAAGTTAAATATATTTTATGCTTCAACAAGATTTAAATTAGCAAATTCTCCATGATGCACCTTAGCTGCACAGTTATATGCCAAAGCTGCCATTTTTTCATCTTTAAATGTTCCCAAATGTATAGATTTTTCAGAGTTTTTTATTTTTGCAATCCATCTTTTTCGATTACTATCAAAATGTACACCTAAATATTTAGAAGTTGATCCAATTTTAGAACATTTATTTTTATTATTTTGTGAAATATCAGCATCTCTTAGGTTATCTATAAAGTCATTTAGAGTATTTCTATCCTTGTGATCCACTATAGGTGGCAGATAACCATGATGCCATAGAAATATTAATCGAGACGAATGATAATGATCTCTATTAATACCAACAACATATCTAAAACCATACTTACATTTTGCTTTTTTACCCGCAACTGTACCAATGCTTATATCACTCCTTGGTTTTATTTTCCAATAAAGCCTTCCGTCTTTGTAATCGAAAAGTGTTTTAACAAATTCTTGTGTGATGCCATTTATTTTTTCTCTGATACCACGTTTTTGATTTTTCATAATAAAAAGACCCGGCAAATCAATGTGCGTAGTAAATCAATCCGAAAGAAGGAATTACCATTGATCTGACCGGGAATATTTTAAGGTGAAATTTTCATTTTAAGAATTGATTAACTACGCATCACAAATATATAAATAAATTACGCTGTTATCAATTCTCCCTGAACTTTTTTCAATTTATGCTCCGTGTTCACATGAGGCACATTAGGCAGTTCTATCTGCTGTTGCATCCCGGCGCCGTGCTTCTTGCGTGAATTATACAAATCCGCCTCTGTAAGCAACCTATCTATCTGCTCGTCCAGTATATCCACCAGCGGATAATTATATCCTTCCGGCTCACGTTTAAGTGGTATGGATGGCGTTTTCAGCTTTACTACCTCGCCTGAACTGGTCGTCTTGGTGCCAAATATCTGCACACCATCCGAAGCGTGCTTCCCCTGGATAAGAATACCGGTAATATCCAATCCGCCAAAGCGATCCTTTTCTTCCTCGGTGTCAGCAATGAAATCATTGAAGTGGACCGCCTGTAGATAGTTACCATTGCAGTCGGTAGGCGTATGCAACTCACAGGCGATAAGTAGGTGCGGCTTCAGCTTGTCCATGGCCCGTTCAAAGTCTGCATGGCGTGGAAGGTCGCTCCGCTTGATGTTCTTGTCGTTAATGGGCTCATTGCTGTCCCGAGGTTGCTGTGATTCATCGAAGCCGATGAATGTTTCGTCTTTCTTGAAAACGATGTGTTTGATTTTAATTGCCATAATTGATTATTTATTTGATTTTTATTTATTCGGGTCAAGTCCAAGAGTTTTATTGGCGAACGTGGCATCTCTTAACCATTCACAAAGAGCCGCTTCAATTTCTGTTAGATAAATTATATCTTTTAAATACACTGGATTATAAACATCCAGTAACACCGCGCTATGATATGATACTGAACCAATATCATCCGGGGTAACATCTTCTTCTGTTAATAAATCTTCAACATCATCTTGTATGAAGTCTATTAATATTTGCGCTGGTTTAACTTCCATCAAACGGTCACAGATGTCTTTTACTTTTTGTTTCGATGCTATCATTTATTTAATTTTTAGATAAAAAGTTACTTCTTTTCCACGGATATTTTTCGGTATTGTACGGGAGTTATCCAGTTTGTACCGCCTGAAGGCCTCCGCCAAATATGGGTAAAGGTCGCTATCTTCGGTCACTTTTAAAACATCTGCGTCAGGTAATTTTGTTGGTGTTTCCATTATTAAAATAAAAAAGGTGAATATCTGAACCCTTGAAACCCTTTCATGGGAATATCGTATGGTGCGGTAATAGTGGGCCCCTGCAGCACACATAGATTGCGATTCTCAAAAGAACGGGTCACGCCACCATCGGCAAACTCGCCGGTGCACCCTTTTATAAACTCTCGTATATCGCACCGGTATTGCACTTTACCGCCCCAAATAACATAACAATATTGTACTTTAATGGTCGGTATACCCGATCCGCAGAATTGCATCCATTGAAACTGATCGCCGTTATTCATGCGCTCAAGGTAATGGCGGACACGTTTTTCGCCGCCAGGGTATACTTTGTGTAAAAAATTCTGACCCAATGTAAGGCAAATAGCGTCAATTTTTTCGTTTGGTATCATTGTTTTAGATTTAATATTCTATTTCAGATTGCTCCCCTGGTGAAGGAATTACAATATTTAGGAAGGTTAATGCCCACCGCTGTATCTCGTCAATGTAATCCATCATGTCGGTAGTTGATAAATCGGTTGTTGACTTGGTAAGCGTAATAAACTCTCCGCTATCAACCGCAACATCTTCATGGAGAAACTTATTTTTAAGCAGGTCGTGAACATTTTCATTGGTAAGTAAACGTTTCTCAAATCCCATACCGACTAACCCATCCATCACGTAAGGAATCACACAACCCCAATAGTAAGCGTTTTGATTATTGCTACGGGACTTACGGTACTTCTTGCAGGTGAATATATATCTGCCCGCCGGAGCGCTGTCCATATCGCAGCGCATGGATTTCAAACCCTTCCAGGTCCCATCCTCCCGCTTCTCTCCGACATATCGCAACTCGCCAGCCATAAATTATTTTTTTATAATTAAATAGTACCCACAAAACTCGCACGAAAGAATACTACCAGGTATAAAAAAACCATTCTTCCTGCACTTTGGACATTCAACACCCGTGTATAAAAAAAGACAATCAGTCATTTAATTTACTATTTACGCTTCCTCAATCTGCTCGTAATCGTCGTTGATCGGTACGATTACCCGCAACTGTATCTTATGCTCCGGGTGCCGGGCCTTCGCCAGCGGGACGAACTTATGGTAAGCATCCGCTTCATCACTTCCCTGGGCTATCCCCACCTCGTTCTGTATCGAGATATTCGGCTGGCCATTCTCATGCAGTACCGGCATTACCCGGATCAGCACTACTGAAATTATGTATTTATTCATACCATTTTGATGTTTTTAAGTAATCTGAAACAAGTAACCATCGTATCAAACGCCTCTGCTTGTACGTTAATATAATGCCCACCTTCATAAACATTCTCATAAGCCGCCTTTGCAAGCTCTCCATGTTCCTCGCTGATGATAGCCAGCCCATGAAGTATATCATCAGGCCATACCGGATGTTTTGCCTCCGCTTCTTTCACGCCACGCAAAAGGATTTCAATAATTTGTTGCTCTTTCATATTTAATTTTAAATTATATCGTAACCAAATAACCGAAGGCATACCGAGTAGCCAAACACCCGTTTGCCCATGTGCCCCTGACGGCGGCTGTATAAACAATCACCAATAGGCTTAATTGATAGCCAAAACTTGATCGGCTTAATTGTAAGTTGCGTCTGACCATTTGATTTTTTAACCTTTGTAACCTTTAAATGGGCATTGTTAAACATATCGCCTTTTTTCATTTGAATACTATTTTACAACTTTTTGATCAACCCCTGAATTTTCAATTGATATATATCCGTCAATCCTAATACAAAAACCATTCTCAAACTCAATTAATAAATTATTACCCCTATGGGTAGAATTCTTTACCTGTACATCTCTAATGTTTTTAACCTGGCTATCCCCAATAGTCGCAAGAAGCTTGGTTATAAAGTTTTCTATAATCATTTTACTTTTACATTATCAGGAAACGCCTTGATCCGCGAACCGTTGAATAGGAAATACGCTCATTTTTTTGTCTCCACGCTAATTTTTGTCTCAACACCAGCCTTAAACTCCATCATATACTTAATCGACTTAACACGCTCATCATCCCCGGCTTTGAAATATAGATCAGGATTAACCAGGTACATGCCGCGCGCCACGCTCACTAAAAAACCATCGTCTGCCAAATTCTGGAATGCCTTTTTAACGGCATGATCGCTATAAACTTTATTCTTTGGCTTTTTCCACTTCGCATAAAATGTAATAAATGCCTTCCTGGTAATTTCATTATTATGAACATATCCTCCATCGGTCATATTATTCGTTAGATAGTCCAGCAGGTGGTGATCACATCCTGTAACACCCATCAAAAGGCATATCGCATTATTGAAACGCTTTACATGGGAGGTACTGGCAAGTACATAATCATATTGATATTCAGAATACTTTTTACCATCTATCACACCCTTGTGCATAATACCCTTCCTATATCGAACCTTTATTATCTTTTCCTCTTTCATATAATACATCAAAGGTATTTTTAATTATATTAACTTCCAAATTAAAAGTAAAATATTTTATACCGGTGATAGAAGGACGTTATACCTCAAATAGAAGGTCTTTACATTAACTTTTGCCATATATGCCCTTTTTAACCCCTACAAGACACTTTTTGATATGAAAGTTACTATAATAGACTTGTGGGTATATTTATGCATATACTTTTGCTATATAGTCAGCTATATCAAACGACCTATCCCCCCAAAAGGCACCCGGTTGATTTCCATTTTTAAAACGCGATTTGGCGGACCGGGTGGCCAGGCAATTCTTTTGGTGTTTGGGCGCGTGATCGTTCGCGTGTAGGCATCCAAAAGCTTGTGTTTGATAATCTGATCTTATAATTATATCATAAACCTATAATTGATTATCAAGTGGACCATAATCGCAGGTCATAACGCATTATCCTTGCGTTGTAGCAAAGCAATACCTACATTTGTCCATACAACGCAGCCATTAAAGCGTTACAACACGCCAAAAGCTACAAAACATCATTAAACGTAAATGCATTTTAAAGCCCTCTAATCAATTCACACCTTGCAGACAACAACTAATCCATTAAACACTACGAACGTGTCACAGAGCGCAAACAGGCAGGCAGGAGAAACGGATTATCCATCAAATAAAGTAATTAGTCTTTTGGCTCTTGAAACAATTGTAAAAAAATTGAATAAATTCAAGATGCACACCTACTCATTAGAGATCTTGATAAAGATATCAAGGCGATGGGTTTATGAAAATAAACCAAGTACAATTTATTATATAAGCGATGGTGATAATAACAGGATGGCGGCAAATTACGAGAAGGTAAGCCTATTGATAAAAAAGGGGTTGATAGAAGTTGTTGCTGTTGGTCGGTACAATTCTAAGTCATACGCGCCGACACCGGCAGGATTGGATGCACTGAAGCCGTTGTGTTCAGTCGCATAGAAAGACGTTCAACAAATCCGCTTCGCTCCTTTGAGGCCTTCGGCAGATAGGCCTTTTTTTGTTTTATGCTTCGCATCCTTGATTATTGGTAAATCCAGGCAAATTGGCCATTTGGCAATAGAGGGCATTTTCAGGCGATTTGCGGGACTTTGGTGTTTGGACATAAAGTAACACGGCGGAAAAGAGATGATTTGGGGTTGATTGGCTGGGGGCTGGTGGTTGAGTTAATAAGCGGTGGCGTGAATAATTATAGCCAGTTCAGGTAATAATTGTGTGCGATGAAAATAAATGTTGCGAAACACTTGCGTAAGTAGGAAATAAGTTGCAGGTTTGTATTCGAATTAACAATGCAGTTAATTCTTAAGCTTGACGGCACCGTGACAACTACTCCAATTACCTCTTTAGGGGATTTCAAAGAAAAATCATTTTACACAATTACCGGACATTGCAAACATGCAAGGTTTGAGGGAACAGAAGTGTTTACTTATGTATTCCGCAAACAAGATGGAAGCCTTGAATTGATCGTTTGTGATAAATTAAGCAAACTTATTTCAGACGGTAACGTAATAGCGCATTAGCCCGATAAGATGCCCGTCAAGCTACGGGTTTAATCTGCCAGCCCTGCCTAACACGCGGGGTTTCGGCAGTAGAAGCGCATCCCAACATCAAATCAGGTTATGCGGTTCGGTAAATAAATACAGGACAATTAAACATCAAAAATCATGAATGAGATTACCACAAGACCAAAAACAAGGTCAATCACCACAACAGTTAAGAAATTCGTAACATTGTCAGCTATTGCCGTAGTGTTGTTCGCCAGCACAGCCAGCGCACAGCGTCACAGGAAGGCCACAGGAGGGCCGAAAGCGCCGCGGGAACACAAAGCAAGTGCGCATAAGAATCAGGGCGGACACTACGAATAACAGCCATTCACCAAAGCCAGGCAGCGCGACATCTAACAAGGTTCGCGCATTTGGCAATACAAAATAGTAGCATTATGACAACTAAGGAAATTTTAAAACTAAAAAAAGGTGATATAATTAGGCACAGGCTTAAATGTTCATGCCGTTCGTAAAAAGATCATGGAGAGGCCGGGATGCTTGTATTGTAGTTCTTTGAATGTTAAAAACGCCAGAAAGAAGTTTTTAAAGATGTATAAAATTTTAGTTCAGGCTGGCATTATAATACAGCCAAAAAAATAAAAATTAGTAAGTACTTTGTAATTAGAAATAAGTTACTTACATTTGACTTACGAAAATACAGGATAACATCAAAACATCAAATCATGGACTTATACAACTTCTTAGGCGCTTGTTTGCGGCCATTGGGCAGTCAACAGCGTTTATTTAAACTCAAAGATCATTGGGCAGCCATGCTTGTTGATCGGGCCGGTGAAATGTGCGATGCTTGCATCGAAGCCCAGGACATGACAAAGGCGCTAAAATACAGCGCTATTTCCATCCGGCTGATAAAGTACCGTCAAAACTTAATAGAACGCTACCCTTTAGGTTATTAATCATGGAAATCACACCAAGCAAATCAGTTATAGAGGGCCGTAACGGTACTGTTTCCGGGCTTAAGGCTTTGGCTGCCTCATTGGAGCGCACTCAACAGATAGAGCTTTATTCGCAGTATGGGCACCACGTATTTGAATCAATGGAAGACTTTGTTGATCGTATGCGCGAAAACCACGGTTCCGATTGGATTGATAAATTTATCAGGAAATAACATGGAAGAACTAACAGTAGATAATCTGAAAGCT